AGACGCAACGAATTGAACTGATCTTCTATGTTCTCAGCTCCTTTCGTTGCTTCTCTCTGAATTTTAGTCAACTCTTTCGAGATTTCATTCTGTGCTCTTACCTCAACATAAAGAACACCTACGGCTTCTCCTTTGTCCAATGTCGTCTAAATTCCTCATATTCCTGGTTAATCTTTAAATCCTTGTCACTAAGATCAAGGTTTCCGCCTGCCTGAAAATGCCCAAGCTTTAATGCATCCGTCATCCGTTTTCTGAATGTACTTATCTCAATGTCTAACGCTTCCTGCTCCGAGATGCAAAAAAAGCTCATCACTATTGAAGTGCAAAGCTCATAGTCAGTTACATCCGGATCGCTTCCTCTTGTTCGATCACTTTTTTTTTAAGCTCTTCGAACTCGTTCTCGTTTAATCCTTCGGCTATCAGTACCTGCTTGGTGAGCTCAATCAACTCTGACAATGAAAAATGAGCCGCAATATTTCGTACACTCACAGCTCTCTTAATTCGCCATCTGGTTAATATTTGCCACCACGAATAGTCGTTAACATTGTACTTCAAACTGTCCCGCAGAATCATCGCATATTGAAATATCTGATTATGAGGGTCCTTTGCATCCTCGGATCTTCGAACATACTCAGCCAACTGAATAACATCGAGGGCTTTCCTCTGCATTATCCGCAGTTTCAGCCCTCCAATATTCACGAATGAACTCATCAGCTCGCAGTCCCAAAAGTGACTGCACCGGTGATTCTTGCGGTATAAGCGTACTTTACTGCATCAGCCATTGATGCATCCAGATCAGCCTGAGTGATAACAAGATTACCCGAGAACTTCTTAGCACCGATTATCAGCTCAAATGCGGATGTGTCGCCTACATCAAGAGGGTCCGAATCATCGTCTTTGAACCAGGCTCCGAAGGTGAGAGATCTGTCCACCAAACCCGAAAGGTACTCTTTCGAATCACCTGCTGACATGGTATCTGTTACATCTATCTCACCAGCCTGCTGGGTCAACTTCACATCAACAACGCCTTTTTCTGTCGGGACTGCTCCCAACTTTAAAGAAATTCCTTTACCGGCTACTTTTGCCATTTCTGCCTCAACTTTTTTGAATTGTGATTTTGAATTGTAATGTGAATTGCCAAACATCACCTAATTTGGCAACTCTGTTTATTTGTTCTGAAATGTCGTAAACGGTGAATGTTTCGCCTCCGGACATAAATTGACCAAGAGATGAAGGGTTATTGTCTAACTCCTTTCTTATTCTCTCTTTTGCCCACTCAACATCATTAAGTGTCCCGTACCCATTAATCTGGACATATTGCTCTTCATCTTTTTTCATTGTATCCCAACGAACACCGCCTGTTAACCCTGAAAAAACTATGTAGGGGAGTGCTTGATTAGAGGGAGCCTCAACATAAAAAGCAGAAATTCTGTCTATAAGTGTTTCTAAGCGAACATACAGTACATGGCGTAACTCAGGAAGCATTAAATATCCCCCTGATCTTCTCTTTGTTTTCGATCAAAGCCGGTCTTAAAAACGGTTGCGGTTTATTTCCCCGGGTAAACCGCTTTCCCTTTTCGCCCTTGTTACCATCATATTCAAAGAACCAGCCACCTTTGCGACCGTCGCCATTTTCAGCATATTCACCCGTCCCAAACTCAATATAAGGAGCGTACTCCACGGGAGTCCCGATTCTTGCAACCAAGGCATTCTCATCAACTTCAGCGGTTATCGAGCCTCGCAGATTTCCTGTATCTACAGGACAATTTTTGATTGCGGCACTAACCACAACTTCGCCTGACATAGTCAATTTATCAACGAGCCTCTGCCTGATCAGCGTCAAGTCGGGAGTGTTCCACTCAGCTTTCATTTTAGAGCTTCAATAATTTCATTGCCAAAACGACAAGGATATTTGATAATATAAGTGCACCATATAACATATTCTTAAATCTTTCAAGCTTTTCAACTTTCTCCTCAAGATGTGTCTGTCGATCCTTCGTTTCCTTTAGATCGTCCTTAAGTATCTTTGTCAGATCCCGAACGGCACTTTCGAGACTGTCAATTCGTTTCGAAAGTTCTTGTATTTCCAGCAAGGAGGCGGTTTTTTCTCTTAACGCCTCATCAATTTTACTCATAAGATGAATCCTGTAACAGTTAAAATTATCGTAATTATTGAAACGGCTCCCACCCAAAAACGGTCGAACCATGGGGCAGGAACTTCTACAACCTCCTTGATTTTTAGCGTATCTGTCTGTTTAATTGTGTTGGTCACCTCTCGCAGAATTTCCCGAAGAGGAGCTTCAACTGAAATTTCAAAATCTAAACTGTCGATTGCCGGATAAGTTGTACCGGTAAATCGAACTTTCACACTGTCTTTCATAACAATTGATGTGTCAATCCGTGACGAGTCCTCACCATATTTGATGATTTGCTCGACCGGAATAAAAACCTTCTCCCTAACCTTCTTTACCACCGTCACAGTATCAATCTTCACTACTGTTACCGTGTCAGGTGTCCCCTCCTTATATTCCCGTATTTCTTTGGGATTGGGTTTCCTGCCGGTTATCAATACCAGCACCGCCACCAACAACAGGATAATCCCCGCTGTAATCCAAAATCCTTTGCTCATATCCTACCTTTTTACTCAAAACATTTCCTGCATAAAAAACACCCGTCACCGATGCAATTCCTAAACCAAGTTGAAAGGCGAGCGTTGGTATATTCGCACTATCAATGTATCCGGCAAATACTGTAACCGAGTAAATAACACAGTATGCCAAGAGGCTGATCAGAAATGCGCTATACTTCCGTAGCCCTGGTTTGATCCACTTCATGCGGCCGCCTTCAATCTTGCATACTCGGCATCGAAATAAACCTTAAACCGTGCCCAGTCCCATGCCGGCCCGATGTCGTATTTGTCTTTCCTGAAATGCGTGTGCGTTGTGATTCCAACGAGCTTTTCATTGTTCTCAACATAGTCAAGATTGGAATTTATTATTGGCGAGATCCCGAACGCTAAACAACGCTCAGCCGCCCATTTTCCCACATTCTCATATTGAGCTTCGGTAAAAGTCGCCCAGTGAAAAACGCCTTTGAATGGAGTCTTAAAACTGACATACTCACCCTTGTATATATTCCCGTAGCAATCCACCATAACACCGTTTCTGTTCCAAAGGGGCCCGATGTTTTGGATCTCGATCGGGATGGTCCGCATCTCATTAAAGAGAGTTGAACCCAGATGATACGCCCACTTAGCAGGTGGAAATAATTCCGCAATCACTCCATCACGCCCGCAAGCATAAGTAGTTGCGACTTGCCCCGGTTGCTGATCGAAGTAGTTCCCCGTTGCAATCGCATCTCCATACCCCGCAGTAAAATGGAAGGTGAGAGCGTTTTTCTTTGTTACCTGATCAACATATTCACCGGTCTTGAGATACCGCCCGATCAGCTTATACGAGATTCTCTTTAAAAAATTCAGAAACATTATCGTTTTCTCCACACGAAATAATAACCCAAAATAAAGCCGGTGCTAAATACCGCAAACATCAACATCAGATCAATCCACCAAACAAAAAGGGGAGAGTAGATCAGTACCGTCCCGATTATCGAAATCACCATTAAAAACTTTAACAGGTGCCAGCCCCCGGCGAACATTGTTGCGACATGCTTTTGTAACCATGTTCTAAGACCAGGTGCCCAGTCGCCTTTTTCTAACCACCACTCTGTCTGGAAGATGAACCTGTTCCAGTTGAACTTGATCATGTCCATACCGCCGTTCAATAACCCGGCTATGAAGAAAAGTATGAAGCTCATTCTGTTAGCCTTTTAAATACTTCATCTTTGGCTAAAGGCACCAAATATCCTGTGCCTGATGAATCTCTCACGATACTGCATCCCACAACTTCTTTTGAATCGTGGACACAAAAGACCAGATCAGGATTAACCAGGAAGAGATCAGGCTCGATGTTGGACAAATCAAACTCTTCCGTATTACTCCAAAGCACAGGTAATTCTATAAACTTCATAATTCCGTCACCAGCCTTACATCAATCTCAATGTGATCAGCTTCGTCATTCAGGTAATTCACATTCACCACATCGAAAGTGTACTGCCCGTTTTTTACCCGGTCTGTCAAACTCACAGAAAGCAACTTAGAGCAATAAATTCTGTGTGTAGACTCATAACCTTGCTTCTCATTTATCACTCGTTCCCGTCCTTGCAAAAGCCTGATTCGCCCCATAAAGTCGGCTACCTTGGCATAACTCTCACTAAAAGCACCGCCATAATCCACCGTTCTCGAAACCGAATAAAGCTGACAGCTCTGTTTGTAGTAGTCGCTAACGCTCACACAAATCTCAGCTTTTTGTACGGTTTCAAACCGGCCCTGATGCTCTCTGGAATAGCACCAAAAAACGATACGGAATAGTCCCCAATACTTTCACCGCTAACACCTTTGTAAGTCATTGCGAACTTGATCAACTGTGAAGCCGGCAACTTTAGCCCGGCAGGAAAAGAAGTGACGCCATCCTCATCGGTAAAATCATCATTGCAGTATCTCACAACAAAATCCTCTACAATCGGTATCATCATCTCAATCTGATCATCTTTTGTATCGTCTGAAATAGAGAGCAGCGTCTTCACTTCTGCAAGCGTAATAATCGCCATTTCTTACTTCTTTTTCCCTTTTGCCTCTTCCGTTTCAGCAGGAGTCGTTTCGCTGAAATCCTTTCCGCAGACCGATGACGCTCTCAGCTTATCAGCAAGCGAAGCATCTTCCGTGACAAAAAGATTATCCTGAAACTTTACCCTTGCTCCACCCGAGAGAGTGATACCAAAATTCCTGTATTTTGAAATGAAAGTGAATTTATTTGACATGTTGTTTTCCATGATGTTAGATAAAAAAAAGAGAGAGACGCCTAAACAAGACGCCCCTCTCGGGAGATCAATTTAGATTGATTTCTTAAGGATGCCGTGGCACTCTTCGTTGTGGATTTCAAGTCCCACATCAAAAAGGATCTTGTCGGTCACGCCGTCAACTCCGGGAGTCTCGACACCTTCCTCGATCCTGAATTTACGGCTTCCTTTTTTGTCGTTTGCCATATAGCGAAGTCTTACTTTCTCCATATCCACGGTAAAACCGTAATCAATATATTTGCCGTCCATCACGGGATTCCAAACAACATCCACGATGCCGAAAGGAGTAACATACTCAGTCAGGTTCACACCGTATATTGTTGTCACAGGATTCGGATTGATTTCGTACCGGCCCTTGATGAACTTGTTGATCTCAAGGAGCTGACCGCTTCCGCACATGTGAAGTTTTCTACCGGCACCCTTTGCGAACACTTCCATAAGGTGTGCGTCAAAAGTGTCCTCGTCAAGTGTCGTGTAATTGTTCACATTTGAAGTGATTCTTCCCTGAAATCCGTGTCCCCAAGTGGTTCTGTAAGATCCAACACTGGCATATCCCTGTGCCGGTGCAAAAAGAAAATACCTTTCAACTTGCAGCTTTAACTCCTCGATCTTTTTTATCACCAGCGAAGCATGATCGACAGAGTCAGTGTAATTCTGTCCTGCCTGATACCTGCCTGTAGAAGCCACAGAATCGGAGAAAATATTCAGGTAGTTGAACTTTTCAACTTCTGCATTCCTGCCGGTTCCTCTCACACCTGAATACTCATGGTTTCTGCTCCCTATGACCTTAAGATACATCCCTTCGGTTTGAAGCGATGTAAGGTTAGAAGTGCCGTCAATGTGGGTCAGCACCACCTGATTTGTTGACCTCGAAGAAACATATGCCATGGCATCAGTTTCCTCAATCAAAACGATGTCATCAAGTGTAAAGATTGAAATATCGTTACAGTTCGATGCATTCAGAGTGATTGTTGCCGGAGTTCCGAGTGCCGAGATGGTAGTTTTGTTGGTCGTCTGATGCGGCATAAAAGCATCCTCAAACCAGGCAAATTTTCCCATCTGATTGATTACCTCCTTGGCTTTTGAAACCGCAGAGAAAAAAAGTAACTGCAAAAGGGGAGTCTGGTAAGGTTTCACCAGAGCCAAAACCTTTTCATTATCGGGTAACTGATTGGCAGCTACCGCATTTGCACTATTGTTTACGCCTGTTATAGACATATTCTACCTCTAAATTCAAAAAATTAAACTAATTCGAGCAGTGCTTTCGTCAGTTCGCTTTGTGTCCCGGCAGGAGGTGGAGCTGCAGAAGCATTTGCCCCCGGTTCTCTTCCACCCTGCTTAAACTTGTCGCTTACCTGAGCCTCAACTGCCCTTTTAAAATGCTCCTCGAACAGACTTATATTCCTCTTGGTACCTTCTTCATCATCACCCAAAAATCTGTCCACAATATCAACCGGTAAACCTTTGGCAGTGGCTTCTTTGATTGCGGCATTAAGAAGATCTTTTCTCTTCAATTCTGCCAGCAGATCGTTTTGCCTCTTCTCCAGTTCCCTCAGCTTCTTCGCGTCCTCACTCTCGGGTGGGTACCTCTTGGCAATCTCATCATCAAGCACCTTCTGCAGATTATTCTGCTTCCAGCTCTCAATAGATTTCGATACCTTTGCATCCGTCAGGCTCATCAGAAGCTTCTTACCTTCGTCGGTATTTTCTACATAGTCCTTTACCGTTTCACTCGTAACCGGTTTAAGTCCTTCCACAAACTTCAACACCTCTTCGCTGGCTTCCTTCTCCTTCAAAAACGCAATCAATTTCTCCAAGTCCATTCTCTTCTCCTTTTTGCGTGCCCTGTGAGTGCTTGCCTCCTCAGTGCAACATTTTCAAAAATCTTTAGGGGAATTTTATGGCAGGCGGGAAGTGAAATCAACCTAAACTTTTTAGGTTACTCGAAAAATATTGAAATAGTTTTGTGATAAGTCTTTATAATGCAATGGTTTAGAGATAAATTTTTCTCTAAAATAATTCGCAAAAAACTTGACCCGTATTACTGCAATCCTATATTAATCATAAGAAATTAATTACAACACGGAGACATAAAAATGACAAACACACAAAACACAAACGGAATCAAAGCTCAGGAAATCGCCAATAAGCTGACAAAAATTGCAGATAGCATCTGGAGAGAAGAGTTGAGGATAGAAAGAGCAACACAAAATTTGAAAGATGCTGAAGAGTTGTTTTCACAGAATGAAATAGCCAATGAAAGTTTCGAGATCTGGAAAAGCAAATTTACAGCACAGTTGGAAGAAGCAAAAAAAGCGATTGAAGTTCTGAAAGAAGAGTGGAACAATACGATAGTAACAATACAATAAATAACAAAACCGAGGGGCGGACCAACCGCCCTTCATAACACGGAGATACAAAATGTTAGAGACACCAATCACAAAAAAAACAATTGACAACTTAAACAAGCTCTCAGCTTTAACAGGTAGAATGTCAGACTATGAGTGGGAAATAGCTAGGCTCGAAAGGAATCTGAAAGAGTTAGACGAACTCGAACCAGAAAGCGGCAAACCTTTTACTTTCGAAAGAAGCAGATACCAGCAAGAGTTAGCCGAAGCCAAAAGAGGATTTACAGAAGTCATAGACGAATTGAACCAGATTCTGCAGAATTCAATGCTTACCATTAATAAAAAGGAAGGAGAATCAAAATGAATCTTCAACAGACAATCAGCACAGAAGCAAACCGGTTAATGAAAATGGCATCAATGCTCACAAGAATAGCCGGTCTGAAAATCCGAATCAGTGAACTCGAACCCCTTCTCTACACAGCAATCGAGGAGGGTAATGAAGAAGATCACATGGACTATCAAAGGGAAATAGTGGAATACGAAATCGAGCTGGAGCTTTTGATAGAAGGTTACAACGAAATGCTCGAAACACACAAAAGAACATCAACAAACCTTAAACCACTCGTGGTATAAGAAACTCGACATGGAAAGAATAAACCCGAACCTCGAACAAGACTAACCCCACCGTAATCCCTTCCTAAAAGAAAACCCCAGATTTTGGGGTTTCTTCTTGCTAAATTTTTCTATATAGAGCTGGATCAATTCTGCAGCATTTCTCATCAATATTGTGACTGAATCTGATTCGCTTTAACAGAATTGTTCGCAGAAATGTAACTAAAGAAGCTTTGTGCTTTGGTTTTAATTTAGTTTTGGGTGGGAACTCGTTTCCCTCAGCATCGAAAAAGTGTAATTGTACATGCCAATAATTAAATATCATCGGTTTATGTATTAAAAAGGACCTGTGGGAAAGGCTAATTGTGGTTTCTGTTCTGATGTCATTCTTCAATCTTTCTGTCAAATCTTTATTCTCTTGGAGAAGAGGTTGGGCAAATTCAACATCGTGGATCTCATCACCGTAAAAATATACTACTTTAAATTTTTTTTTTGTCTCAATCCTTTCAACAAAATCACTTAAATGGCAATCATTGCCTTCTATCCAATTATCCGAGATATGATCATTTACAGATACTGTGACTGAGATGTGCTTCTCCTCAAGTTCTCCACCTAAAAGAAAGAGCGAGTACTCACTAAGTTGACCCCGACCAGAATTTATTATACTATTTTCTAAAAATTGTTTAGTCTCCTCTTCGGTTGAATTCGAATCAATGCCATCAACTCTTCTCAACAGACAAATTTTAGTCTTTTTAATTATTTCTCCAAAATCAGTCAACACTCGATAATCTGCTCTAGGCATTATCTCAAGTGGATAGCTCATTCACACCCCTATATTGAAGAAGCTAAAATGTTTTCGACAAGTGTCTGAACCGAAAATCGATTTTGGAAAATAATGTTTTTACCTTCAAGAAGGGTAATTACTGGCTCATCATTCTCTTCTGACTCATCAAATGACTTCACAATAATAATTTCTAGGTTCGGAGTCAAATTGATATTGAAGACCACTGTATCTGATGTCACGATCGAAACAGATGCCTTTTGATATTGCAAACTATCTATAAGTTCAATAGAATTTTGTCCAAAAGTGAGGACTCTTTGAGAGATAAATTGACTTGAGAAGTCGGTTTTGAAACAAGTTGATATAAATTTAAAGAGTAGATTATTGAGATAAATAGCATTACTGTCTGTTTGCTCTTCTGAAGAGTTATAGTTAATAACATACTGGTAGGATTGATTACCCTTCGAACCAAAAAAACATTCGTCCGCAATTCTGCCCACATCCAAATCACTATCTTGAATATCGTATGAATTCAACGGTATAGTAAACATCTTAAAACTCCTTTTTCAACGAGGCATAATATGCGTCTGTTAGAATATTAAAAAACATTTGATTTTCAACTTTATGAGCATCCTCAATGATTCGTAGAAGACTATCATCAAATCGAACTGGCAAATCTCCCAATGCAGCTATGTCGATGTCCAGTACGCTACCCTTTTCAATTATTGAATCCTTCTGAAATGTAGCATTATCGGTCAGGGTAATAACTACCTTTTTACCTGAGACTATCTGCTCAGATTTAAACAAATAGTTAGTGAATTTAAGTTCATTTTCTCCAATTGTGTATTTGAAATCAACAATATCTTCAAGTTTTTGAGAGTGGTCAAAGAAATTGATATACCTTAATCCAACTCTTGTTAATCGCTCAATTTTAAAACTGTCAGAGAGTTTAAGTAGTGACTCGGAAACGAATCTAATAAAATCGTCCCAGAGTGGATAATCTTGGATAGTCTCGAACAAAAGTGAGCTTTTTGCATAACCAACAACCATCGAATCACAAATCAAATTAACTCTATTCGTAAATTCGATTGCATTAGGTTCATTGTTCGATCTATGAGCTACATGCCCCACATTCGTAATTTTGTCCTTCAGGGTAGTGAATAGAATTTGTCTAATACTCTCATCTTTCAAACTACTGTTAAATCGAAGCTCAATAGAAGCTGATTTTATCGGACACGGATTGATTGACTTGGGGATTTTACGGTCAGCCATAATTTTTTTTTAATTGTGAACTACAAATAAAACAAAAATAAATGTCAAATGAAAGTTATTTAGCCGTACACTTAAGCACACTTAAGCACACTTGTGACGGCCTCACCCCACCTCAACCCTAACCGTACACCGGCAATTTATATCCTCTTCGGCAACACCTGACATACCGGGTCCTTCCGTGCGTACCCCGCTCGGCAAAGAAAAGAGACCATCGTCATCAGCTTCTTTGCCGTCCATGGCTTTGTGACTGTCCCGGGTGCGGTCGTCGCTGGTGGCAACCCACACCCGTTTAATCTTGATACCCAACCGATCAGCGGCACCTTCGACATTATCCAACGCCAATTTCCTGCCAACGCTCTGTGCTCGATGTCCTTCCGTCCTCACAATTCTAATCGTCTTATTTGCAGACATCTCCGTAGACTTCTCTAATCTCTTGGCAATCTTGGCATATCCTTCACCTTTAATAAGCCCCTGTGAAAGCTCCGTCTTGATCTGCGAAAGATATTTCGCGGAATTCTCCTGAAGTGCATCAGACCAGGTGATCCTTTGCATAGGATTTAGAATTGCTGTCTTAATCACTTCCTCATTCATCACCCCAAAGCCTACAGTCACTTCCAAGCCTTTCTGAATAGCGGTACCGGTTGCACTAAAGCTCTCTGAAACAATGTCTCTAAAGGCTTTTTCCACAGTCCGTTTGCCCTTACCGGTAAGCGTTTTGATCTGCTTGGCAATGCCCAGTTCGAGATTGGTAAGTCTCTGATATGCAATCATATCCTTGTAGGTCACCTGATCGCCGTATTTCTCGAACATCTCCGCAATCATCTGCTTAATATCCTTCAATGCCGAACTATAAGCTTTAAACAGATCCTTTTCATATCCGAGAATCAACTTCTCCGCCTCAAGATCGGAGACCTGCAGAAGCTTTAATATCCGCTGATTAGGACTCATGCCGCCTCTTGATCAGTATTGGTTTCCACAGGGACTTTTGAGAGCATCCCTGTTCCATACGCTGAATTCTCCTGCTCGATCAGCTCCAGCTCTCTCAATACATCCGTAATAAACGGTAACATTCCGAGAAGTGTTTCATCTGACACAATGCCCTTAAGCTTTTGAACAACATCACCAAGATAGAGCATATCCACAGGCAAGCTTCTTGTAAACACAAATTCGATATCTTCGTATTGAAGTGGCACCTGTTTCTTTTGCCATGCCGAACAGATTACTCTCATCATCTGATCTAATCCCGCCTTGAACTTTCTTTCTTTCGTAATCGCTCTAAACTCTAACCCCAGCAACTTCCACTTTCGACTCTCTCCCGACTGGCTGGCACCCGAAAACTGCTCGTCTGACATATCCACACTCTTTGAGAATTTATAGATATTTTCCGAAAGTGTTTTCTTGTGGAGATCAATGAAATTTGCATCCGCTTGCTTGGTCAAAAATCTGGCATCTTCACCCTCAGCCAGACCCAACGCTCCCGTTTGTCTTAAGAGTTGAAGTGTCTCCGGAGTAATCTCCGCACCGAAAATCAGAAGATAGGCTAAGCGGAATTCCTCAATCTCATTCTGTACATCACTCATCAGTCGGTCGTAAGCATCGATCAGTGACCGCACTTTCTCAAAATCAGAGCTTTGGAGATTGTTGTTATTGAAGCGAATAACCGGAACGAAATCAAACAGGTGCGGACCCGATTTCCCGAACAATCCCGAATTATCAGGGACAAACTTTCCGTTGTTATCTGTCACAAAATAGGTCACATTTGTCTTGTCGTACCACTCAACAACCGTTCTTTCCCGGGTTGTATTTCCTGTTTTTTCGGTTACAGTGTAGTAAACGAGAGCAAAAACAACATCCTGAATCGTTACATCCTCAACGAAGATCACTTCCCATGGGTGGAGATTCATTATTCTTTCGAGTCCTTCACCATCGATCCAGCAAAGCCGGGCCGCATATCCGCAGATTGATGCAAATTCACCGGTTATCGAATCAAGATCCTCGACATTGTTTCGTTTTCTGAAATCCTTGATAGCTTTCTCAATCCTTTTCTTGTCACCTTCTGAATATGCTGTGTCGTCAATCTTCCAGGTGATCGGTTTCCCAAACATGTAGCCTGTTATTCCGTCTATGATCTCTCCCCTGAAATCGTTATTAAGCTTGTTATTCAGTTTGTTCGGATTGTCAAAAACCCTTGAATTTATCGGGACATTACCCGCATATTCGTTGTAATCCCGGATCATTCTATCCCTGACCGGTCTGTGCTCATCTATCAAATCCATAATTACGCTATGATTAATTTCGTTACCATAGTTCTCAATCATCTTCACAACATCTTTACTGTTCATTTTTGCCTCAATTAATCTTAATACTGAATTCCTAAAACCGCTTTTGCCTCGCCGACTCCGCCCCTCTTCTTTCGTACCCAGTTCCAATAAACGAAAGAGTCTCCTTTGTTGGGGGACCGTCCAAGCCGTTTCTTGATAGTTTCCTTCGATTCCACCACAATCACTTTGTTGTTCGTCTCAAACTTTGGTGCCGAGAGATCAGCGATCAGCTCGGTATCATTTGGCATTGCTATTTCACCGTTTCGAAGATCTTCACGGCATTGCCACCACATTTGTGACCTAAGGTTATTGAACTGCTCTGCTCTGTCCTTAAGCTTCACAGGTGCATTTCCTGATTGAATATTAATCCCTTTGTAACGAAGACCATATTCCCGCAAAGTATTCACCGTGCCGGCACCAACTCCAACTCCATCGACACCAACACGCTTTTCTGAAATCCCTTTTTCCTTCATCAGCAAATACACCTGATGCCCAAGCTGGTTCGCATCCGGACACTGGAAATCTTCAACGCTTATGCAAACATTTCCAATCCCCAAAGCTATTGACGCCTTATCGCCCCTCTCACTATTCGCCACATCAACACCGAGCGCATATTCTCCATCATCTTTTTTAGCGGTTTCGAGACTATTCGGATATCTATCTACAGCTTGCATGCACCATTCGATTTTGATCAGAGCATCAGATGCCTGTTCTGGACATATACCCCTCGTCCTAGAAAGTGCCATTGGTGAACCTTCCCCAAACTCATCAATAACCCCGTTTATACCTACCTGACTTGTTGCACCAGGGATATAAAGTGGGTTCCCAAGAACAATATTTGGATGGTCGTACGCACTAATTCTAATATGCCTCACTCTCGGTAACTGACAGAACTTATGCAGTGTATCCAGCTGATGATTTGGGTTTCCGAATGCCAAGATTAGGTTATGAGGTGCCACGCTCGTATTCTTGAAAGCATTGATGATCGGTAATGGAACCCCGGGCGTTTCCTCTAAGATTATGAGCATATGCTCTGCGTGAAACCCCTGCGCCTTGGTATTTGATTCCTCATTTGCCTTAACCCCGGCAACAAATCCAACTGCTAACCAATCGTCTTGTCCCGGGTTCATCCTCAGCTTAAGCGAAGTGTATTCTCCCTTTCCGAACTTCGGATATAGCTTCGAGATCTCCTTCCATATGTGCAACATAAGCTGATCCTGCTTCGGTGCTGTAGTTACTACAATGCTGTTCTCAAAACACTCTAAAAACCAAAAAACTATCAAAGCCCCAAAATGTGTTTTTCCGGTACCCGTCGCAGATTCAACACCTACCCATTGGTGGTTGACAAGTGCATCAGCTATAGCCTTAAACGGGTTTGGAGTTCCGTCCCACTTGTGCCCCTCATATTCAGGAATCAAGCTCCAGTCCACCGTCTCACGCCTGATCCCCAGCCTCTCTTCAAAATAAGCGAGCGGATCCTTTTGATAAACTTCCCGCCGTGCATTATCCAACTGCCTTCGGGCTTCCTTTCGCTTTCTAAGTTCCAGCTCTGCTACTGCCATTAACGAAAGCTTGTTCATTCATTAGTCACTCGATATGCCCGAGGGTCCAACATAACGACCTGAATGTCAACACCTTTTGCCAATTGTTCTAACCCAAATTCGGTGAACCGGCTCATATCGATGTTCTTTGTGATCGTTTCGGATTTCTGTTTGTCGACATAGAGACCAAGAAGCTTATCCCGATCTTTAGCCGCTTCGAGGAAGAGCCAGTAATCAGGTGCTACATCATATTCCTTATTTTCCTCGTTCCACAATCCCTTTGCTTTAACGAGTAAGAGCTCACGATCCATCAAAGCTCTTTCAAGCGCTGCTTCGGTTTTGGCAGTTGTCATATTACGGATGTCTAATTTTGCTGCAGAGATATACCTCTGTGCTGTCCGTATTGATACCTTAAACTTTGCTGAAACGAGCTCTGATAACTCCTTCTGGCGTTTGCCGTCCAAATACCTCGTGTTTTCAAGAATCAGGTTTACGACCGCATCGACCCGCGACCAGATTATTTTTTCAGGTATTTTTTCAGTTGCCATGGCCAAACTCCTCTGCAATCATGCAAGCAAACTGCCAGTTACGGCAAGTGAAATACGATGGTCCTCTCTGCTTGGCAAGATTCTTTTGCCACTGGGGAATATCTGAATTACCTGAGGGAGAGATCCATTTTATCGGAATTTCTTCGGCATCTTTGATTATCGTATGTACTCCATTTCGCTCAATTTCCAGAAGTTTCCCGGGTGCATACTTAAATGCGAGATGAAAATTATTCGACCACTTTGGTGGAGTTGCCACTCCGCAGAGGTAGTAGTATTTTGCAGGAAATTCGTTAAGATCGAATGGATCGTAGATCGTTATATCAGCTGCAACAATGGTGCTGTAATCACCTAATAAACACCTTCCACAATGCACATTCAGATTTACACCTGACACATATTTCAGCCAAAGGTATCTGAATTTGCCTGTTATTTCAAGTTCAAGAATTGTCGGATGCATATCGCTCCCTTACTAAATTAATTAGTAAATCTACTAATTTTTGATGTTTGTTATGTTTGAATCCATTTGGGTATTCCATATTGAATTCCACTTCCAATGCCTCTCTGTAAGCTTCCTCCGTGAACTGTTTCGGACCCTTCGCAACGGCGTAATGCTGACTGCTACTACCCGAATATTCCATGGTGTCGAAATAAGTTCCAACTAATATAAGGAAGGATTCCTTACTGTGAAACTTCTGCATAGTCCACACTTTTTGGCGGAATGTAGCAGAGAAATTGTTCTCGTCGAGGAATTCAATGATGCGCCCTTTCGAGGTGCTTTTTGTCAGTTTATACCGGCTGTCTGCAGATTCTTTACACCTGGTTGCCATGAAGAAAGTGCCGTCTGGTTTAAGCAAAGCATTACAGGTAGTCATTACAAATCGCTCATAGTCAAGGGATGTTACGGAGTTTATCACGCTGTCAAGGACAACCACATCAAACAAACCGAACTTTGTTAATGACTGGTAAACACTCTCAATGTCAGCGACAACTTTTGAGATCAGGATTTCTGAATTGGTCTTTTTGAAGTAAGGTTCATAACCGACAATACGAAATCCTTTCCCTTGCAAGAACTTCACATACGCCATCTTGCCGGCACCAAAGTCAATGGTTGTATGATGTTTTTTGAGATAGGGAAGTACATGAGTTTCGTACAAAGTAGAACGCAGAGCCTCTTTAGAATCGTCTTTGACACGGCTCATTTGGCAATGATGTTGCACCCATGGTTTGATATTCAAAGCATCATAGCAATAGTTGCCGTAATTCTCATTCAGCAACTTGCACAGATCCAGACCGTCACCGTGAACCTTGTAAGCCAAAACCTTCTCTTTGAAGCGGGCCATACCAAGGACATAATCCGAATTGAGAATTACCCTTCCTTCCTCATCACAGACGACAGATCCCCAGTTTCCGTATCTGATATAAAGATCGTTAATGCTTTTCACGATTGTTGAATTCAGGTTCTCACCGACTTCATAGTTTTCGAATTCTACAAAGCTGTAACCAAACGGGAGCTGATCAGCATTGATTATCTTCGCATAGCTTTTGTTGGTCTCGATTGAGTTGTGAAATAAGTTGAATTTGATCTCGTCATGAAGCGAGATGTTACGGAGGATAATTGCCGGAACTGATTTGATGCCAAGCGCCTTCATTGCTTTGATTCGCTGGTGACCGGCTGTAAGTACACCGTTCCCATTCAGGATAATCGGCTTCACTACGCCGTATCGAGCCAGAGATTCTTTCAGTCTCTCGAAGCTCCCGGGTTCAATCCTGCGCGGGTTGTAGTCAGCAGGTCTTAGATCGGCAATTGGGTAGTCTTCAACGAACTTCATTATTTGCCCTCAATCAGATACGCTACGAAACCAGAATTTACCCGATGCTTTTCAACATACCGTTCGTAACAATCGATAATACCGGCTAACTCGTCTTCGGTCATGTAAACTTCCTCCTGACCGAACCTGAGTTTACTTCGTTGCTGGATGCTGATGTCAGAATCCTGACCGCTGATTGCGATTGTTTCTTCAGGGATTGAAAGATTTAGATCCTGCAGGTGTAACATGCTAAAAGTATCAGGGGCATTTAGCCGGACTTCCTCGATTAGCAACTTTGCAGCTTCTGTCCATTCCCCTTGAAGAGTTTCAGCATTGCCTGCTATGTTTGCGGCTCGTTCCTTGTCGGCATCCCAATCAACAATGCGAACCCTGAATTCACCAGCTGGTGTAACGACCTTGTCACCATCGATCTGCAGGTTTCCGAATTCTTCTTTGAGAGCTCGCACCCTCTGGTGACCACAGACCAGGTTACCGGTTCTTGAATTGAAGACGATCCCCGAAATATCCCCAAATTCTGACAGAGAATATTTCAGACCTTTGAAATTTTTATCCTTGATAAGCCTTGGGTTGTAATCAGCTTCTTTGAGCTCTCCCAAGTTATTTGGCATCTTTGCCATAAACAATCACCTCTACTGACTTTATTGACACATTGTGCCGGTTACTTAATTCTTCCTTTGCTTTTTTGCAAGAAAGCCCGGTTTCTCGCATTTGTCGGTACTCCACTTTGATTCGCTCTTTTCGCAATAAATGAGCAGGAATCACATTGTGTTTCTCCAAAACTTCTAATAAATCCAGAATTAATGCCGATTCCATGTCGAAATATTAACCTTTCAAAATGTATAAATCAACCTAATGTTTTTAGGTTACTTGCTTCCTTGGTATTTGTCCACGCTTAAAAACGCCCAAAGTGCGGCACATGCGAGGTCGAGATATTCGTCTGCGAGCTCCTGATCTGATGCTTTGGCATGAACCGCGAGCTTTATCTCTGTCATCTCTTCATCACAGATAGCAACACTTTCATGCCGGCTAAAGTGTGGTTGGTCGCCATGTCTTTCGTTCCTGCTTGCAATCCTGTCTCTCAGTTTTTCAAGTGCTGTATTTACTTCATATTCGCTAACCCTCATTGCAGGATTCCTAACTTTTCGAGTGCTTCATCAACGGTATAAACCACGATCTTTTTCCCTCTCCATCGTTCAAAAAACTCCTTCTGACTCTCCCTCAATTTGCCGTATGTCTTGGGATTCTTCACCTCAACAAAGATGTTCTCACCTCTCCACGCTACCACCAAATCCGGACATCCACCACCTACAGCAGAAAGATCCAAAACATCGGCTCCGACCTGTCTTAAGACCGAAACAATTTCCTTCTGATTTTTATCTGTTTTCTTCTTCAAATCTGCTCCTTATGGTTAACGACAACAATCGACAAAGAACGCTTTAGAGACACGATCAACAACCAAAGCATATGGTAACCTTACTTTAGTCATGATCGTTGCTCTGAATCGCTGTGGCTTCGTAAATCTGCGTTGGTTGTATCTCCTCAATACCGTATTTTTCAATGTCAGCCCGCTTTGCGAACATTGCACCTGATTTTCCCTTGTGTACGATACCGAAATTTCTGTAGCTGTCTTTACCCTGGTGAACCTGTACATCAATGTCGAAAGCAGAGTAAAGTTTTACCCTGTTAATCTGATTCAGGAACTTGGCAATAGCAGGTGCCTGATGGTTGTACATTTCCTCTTTGATGACCCGCGTTACTGCAGATTTTAACTTCTTATCAGAGTAACCTTCTTCACGGAGAATGCCGCAAAGCAGATCTAACCAGTCTGATGTAATTGAGGGAAAAGCAGTTTTCAGAGTAGCGGCAACCTGAGTGAAAGATTTGAGAGTAAAGGTTTCCTTTGAGAGAACCAGTTCGTTACTCTCATTGCTAACCCTTAACCCTTGTTTTGTTTTCTCAAGAGAGACCGTACTTGACTGCGATTCGTTCGATGTCTCGATCTGATATATTGCTTTGCTGATGTGTTCCATTTCGATTCTCTTTCATCATTGTTGCGATAGTTGTGAATTTTGTTGATAGAACTCCGGGACTCATGTTGTCATAGATCCATTTGTCTTTGATGTTCATTGAGATTCTGCAAAAGGTTCTCATGTCCTGAAGTGCCTGCTCTGTGTTCGGGATAATTCCCATTGACTCTTTCATCTGCAGGTATTTCCGGTAAACATCGTTGATCTCTTTTGCCTCTTTTCCTTTGTAGCTGGTTAGTGCATAAGGGAAGCCTCTTGAAGCTTCAAACTCTTCCTGAAATATCTTTAGCAGAGTGGTATTCCAGTCAGGTTTGGCATCCTCTTTTTGTGGGTTCCCTGTTCCCCCTTTTAAGGGGGTTAGGGGGTTTAAATCTTCTATTATATTATCTTCTTTTATATTCTTTTCTTTTAGGCGGGAATGGTTCTCGGAATTACTCTTGGAACTATTCTTGGAATCATTCTTGGAATCATTCTTGGAATCATTCTTGGAATCATTCTTGGAATGGTTCTCGGAATTACTCTTGCTATTTTCCGGATCAGGTATGTTACTTGGTTGTGGTTTGTCAACTCTTTGCCACTTATTCCAATTCACAAATTTATAGTAGCTGTTCCCATCAACTTCATAGAACTCGATACTAATATGTTCGGCTATTTTCTGCAAATCTGCTTTGATTTCGCGGATTGGGATGTCTTCATAAGGGAATACGAAGCTTCTAACCTTTGCCGGTGTTGCCCTTCCCTTTCCATAATCATCCGCCATACTCACCATCCCGATTAACAAATAACGCTGGGTAATTGTCAGTCTGGAGACATCTTCACTCTCGAAAAAATTCGGGTCTATCATTCTACGGCGTGCCATTTTATTTTCTCTCCTTTTGCGGCGAATTTTCTAAATATTTCAGAATTTTTTCAGAGACTTTGAAAAAATCTGTCAACATTTGTGTGGAATAGTGCCAAGGCATACCGAAACCGATGCGTAATTTTGGCTCTGAATCTTTCTTCAAAATCGTGAAATGTACGGTGATTTTTCCGTCGCTATGGATGGTGGCAAGTGCAACACTTTTGTCAGGCAGAACCCTTACAGTGTAAGGGTCGAACTGCCTTTCAAATTGAGATATAAGAGTGTCTGGTCTCATAAGTAAATCCCGCTTGGAATAATTTCAGAGTGCCTTTTGAGAATCACTCCTTCAACTCCTTCCTGTTCAAGAAATACAACATTCTCTAAGCTGTTCAGGACTTTCAGAGGTACTGGATCTTGTTGTTCGTTAAAAACGAAATAACCACCATTCAAGGCTTTCCAGACCTTCACTTTGCTTAACTGCTCTGGTTCTTCGTCACGAAGTTGAATATCCTCGGGGCTTTTTACTAAGAACTGACCTTTATCAAATGGATCAATAAAAGTTACCGTTGTATCCGCATCGATAAGCACTTCCAAGGGTAATCGTTTTCCTTCGTTATCGAGTAGGAAGTAAGTTCCATCCCTTAAGCTTTTGTAAACAGGGATTTGATCAGTGCGACCAGCCATAGTTTTCTTTGGCAGATCCACTAATGGAATATCCTTTCTATCTTTCAAGATCGTACCTTTTTGCACAGCTGGATCCTGAAAATATATTTGTGATTGGGACATTCGTTCAATTGTCAGGTAGAGTCTCTCACCAAAGTCGTCGAGCATAAAATATTTGTTGTTTATAACACTCTTGAAAATATTTACTTTATCGCGATCAACATTCAGTATGGCCTCTTCCTGCTCCTGAATCTCTTCATTCTCTGTAGTGATTTGGACACCAAGGTTGGTTTCTTCCTCAGGGACAAATGTGCCGGGATCGTAGTTTTCATAATCTATTTGATCTAATAAAGATGCAGCATCATCATCAATTGAAACGGTTCTTGTATCCTCTTCTTCGTCTCCGTGACTTGTTTCCAAGTTCCACATTAGACTTTGGAGTTTTAATGTCACTTCTTCTCGGCTGGAACCCCAGAACAATCCACTATTATCAAGGATTTTCCCTTCTTCGTCGAACTCTTGTAGCCAAAGAACCCATGGAAATGATACATTTTTTGTTGGAAGAATGAAGTATTGTTTCCTGCCCTGTTTATTACCTTCTACATAATCAGGTGTGTAATTTTCAGTCGGGCCGAAAAAACTTTCTTCAGGTTCCTCAAATCCAGCGTCTTTGGCGGCTTCTACAATCATATCGGTAACCTGCTCTACCGTATTATCAAAAGGAATCTCCAACTGGCTATGTTCCTTAATTTCTTCCGGTGTCATATCCCTTAAAAATGCTGGGAAGCGTCCAGTAGGTGAACTGATTGTTACGCAATTTTGAACTGGTTTGTGCCATTCAAATTCACCCTGATAAAGCGATACGATCTTTCCTTCTTGGATATACTTTGAATGTCGCTCGATTGTCTCTTTCAGCTCGCGAAGTCGTTTCTTGGCTTCCTCGATCTCGCTAATTTCCTTCGAAGCCTGTGCTATTATTTTCGCGTAACGAATAATATCTTCATTTGTTAGTTCTTTTTCGTAATTGAAATAGTTGATTGTTTTCATCTTTCAACCTCCAACTTTTTATTAATGAATATTGATAATCCCTCAACCCAAGTTTTTGTTTTAATCCTCGTTTTTTTTAGATGGCTGTAGAGGCCTGTTCTGAAAGATTGTAATTCTTTTTTTGTATCGAATGTTACTTTCACTGTTTTGTTGTGGTTAGCCGATTCTTCAAGAATATCGAAAATATCCTGATATTTATTTTCCAATCTGTCTATTAATTCGATTTTCATTTTTGATCTCCTTTTAAAATCTTAATTTCCTTTTTGATGATTGCCGTGATCAAAGCTCTTACTCTTCCCGGTGGTGGCATGATTACCCCAAGCGATTTCGCATACTCTTTAAGAGCCGGTAAACTTGCCTCTTTAAGTTCTGAGTGCCTGACTTCTGCGTATTCTTTTGGTGTCATTTACTATCTCCTTTTCTAAAATTTTAATCGCTTTTTCGAGAATCTCTATTTCTTGTTTAAATTCTTCAATGTACTTTTCAGGCGTAATCGGGGGGAAATACAATGCTGCAAATAATCTTGCATATCCCGAAGTACATTTCTGTAAAAAAACTTCCAGCTCGCTTTTTTGTGCTTTTAGCTGATTAATTAAATCATTAATGTTTTTAAGTCTCATTTTTGATCTCCTTTCATGTCCTCAAGTATCGCCATTCCGTAGTACAAAAAGTCTGATATTGGCCCGGGTATTGAGATTGGAAAGCCGCATTCTTTTGCCGCGAAATAAGCAGTACCATCAAGTCTGAGTATAATTCGAAATAGCTCGTAATCAATACCCTCGTATTGGATGGAAAGAGTTACCACACTATCCGGACTCATGCCAATACTCATTTTAAAGATGTCTTTATACCGGTCGTTGTAAACCTTTAGCTTGCGTTTTATCTTAGGGCTCATCACTTTTTCTCCCTTCTAAACTTTGATGCATCGGGACAGGTGGCGAAATGAGCTGTGTGCTTTTTGATGTCGAAGAGATTTGAGTTATCGTAAGTGTCTGCATTAACCGGCATCATCTTTCCGGATTTTGTCGGTACGAAAACAATCACCTCACCACATGATCTGCATTTCGTGGTTCTGCTTTCTTCACTTCCCAGGGTTTTTTCTACCCGGTGGCAAGCGGAACACTCAATGAGTGTCCCGTCGAATAATGGTTTCATCTCACCACTGCAATCTTTACAGGTGTATATCATGCCGCAACTCCTTTAAGCTCTGAAATTGCGATATCTAAAGCGACTATCTTTGCTCTGTAATCAGTGAGGTTTTTGCTGTAATAAGCTTCCAACCGTACTTTTTCATCAGGGGAAGACTGCTTCTCTTCGAGATCCTTCATGAATCCTTCTGTACTGCATATCCAACCTGAGTAATGTGACTTGATTTCCTCAAGGTGTTCAATTATTGACTTCATTGTTATTCCTCAGTTATTGATTGTTTGTAAAAACCCGTCCCTTAGTACCACTTTCTGCGGTATCATATCCAAAAGTTCGGGTCTGTGTGTGATTATAAAAGTGTTGTGAACTCCGCTCATTGCATGTGCTTTTTCCAACATTTGAACATAGCTGTAGGCGTTATCTATATCGAGTGCTCCGTCTTTTTCGTCAAGAAATGAAGTTTCAATCCGTCGCCCCTGTTGCCTTACTACAAGTGAGATTGCCAACTGGATAGCCGTTTCCAACCATACCTGCTGACCTCCTGATTTGTCACTCAGATTGCATACTCCATCATCTTCCACCACATTTATCAAAAAGGTTTCTTTCAGCTTTTTCTTGTCCTTTGTCCAGCTCGTTGTCTCAAAAACGATCCTGAATTTGTTCTCGAATAGTGAAAGCAAATCATTCGCCCGTGAAGAGATCTCGATTCCCGAATTCTCTAATTTGAGTACCGGTATGCCTGTCTTATCGAATGCTTTTGCGAGGAAAGCGTAATCCTTTACTTCGGATTCGATCAGCACCTTTTCGGTCATCTTTGCATTTACCTTCGCTTGATTCTGTTTTGCTGACTCTAATTCTAACTCAATCTTTGCCAACTTTAGCTGATGATCTCGGACTCTTACATTAAGCAGATCGATATCCTCACTATGCCTTTCAATTTGGCTGTCAATGCTATCAATCTCGCAATGAATGTTATATAATGTCTCTGGAAGGTTCGGATTATAACCCTCTTCGAGTTTCCTGATGTCGTCAAATATCTGATCGGCCATTTCCGCAGCTGATCTGCGTTTCTCATCTTCGATCGCTTCGTATCGTTCTCTGATCGATGCCATTTGTTTCCTCGTTGCCTCTTCTTCCTTGGCAAGTGCCTCGATTTCCATTTCGTGCAACTTAATGTCGTTCTCGGCTTTTAGAGCTTCCTGCAGTAGCGATTCCCAGGGGTGTTGTTCCAATCTGGCCAGTTCGGTTTCGATTCTGTTCGCCCCTGTTCTCAGCTCCTTTTCTTTTTCCTTAATTGTCTCTGTGACCTGTTCAAATTGATTAATCTCATTCTCGAGATCCATCTTTGTTGAATTGAGACTCTCAAGCACTTTCCTGTCAGCTTCAAGAGATAGAGAAAGCGATGCGAGCTCGTTATTGATTGCCGGTATTGCTTCCCTCATCAAATGAGCGTTTTTGAGAAACTGACAGTTGGAGCCTGTGATCTCATCACAAGGAACTTCATCAATCAAAGCAAACTCTGATTCAGCCTTTTCAAGGTCGCTCTTTCGCTTTTCTAACTGATGTGAAGTCTCGAAGATTTTTCTCTCTAAATCTGTTATCAGATCCAAGGGTAAACGGTTTTGAAGTTTCTGTTTGTGCTCTTCGGTATTTCGTAGAAAATGTATTTGTCTGTCTATATCTTCCCTGATCGATTTTAAGGATGCTTCTAACTCCTGCTTCTCAGCGATGTTCCTCTTGATAGTGTCGAGGTTCATAAGGAGTTTTTCAGCTCTCTTGATCTTCTCTTCGATTGCCTTCAAATCAGGTTTACACCAATCATCATCTCCACACTTTTCCAGCTCCTCTTCCATCGAGATTTTCATCTGTGCTAAATCCTTTTGAAGCCCCTCTTTAATTTCGGTCATTCGTTCCCGTTTGGCTTCGATTTCGTCAAGGATTGCACCATTAGAGACTAATAGAGCCTCTGTTTTAGCTAAAGCAGTCTGTAACTCATCTTTCTGTTTTCGTGCTTTAGAAAGGGCGTTTCCGCTCGTTATTATTGCTTCTTGGAGGTATTGCAGAGTTTCTTTTCCCCTGATCAAGTCTGCTTCTGTATATTCAGATACGGTTTCCATTAGTATCTTGATCTCTCCCTCGATTGAGCTTAATTCGAGTTGCTTCTCCCTGAGTTTTGCTTTGGCCTTCTCGCAGTAGACTTCGTAATGGTTCAAGTTCAAGAGCTCGAAAAAGAGTGTCTTTATTTCGGCTGGTTTCAACTGTGCGATACCTTTTGACTTCTGCCCTGAGAAAACTGAATTGAAGAAAAGATCCCGACTTCCTAACAGGTTCTCAATTGCCGCGTCGTAGGTTGTGAGCTTTCCGTCGTTGAGTGCTTTACCTTCCTCAAACAGGTATGCTTCGCTTGCTCCTGTTAAAGCATCGATCAAAATCTTACTTTCATACCGTTTGCCGTTGTATTCGAATTCAAGAACCCTGTATGAGTCTTTCAGGTAAAATTGAGTTGTCAGACTTCCATCTCTTGATACCATACATCTGTATGGGTGCAGGTTCTCAATGATGGTTGTCTTGCCGGTGCCGTTTCTTCCTGAGATCGCCACCAGCCCCGGGGCAAAATCTTTGAAATTTATAGAGACTTCTTCTTGGCCAAGTCCCTTTCTGATTCCTATCGCTCCTCTGAGCTTCAAGCTGTGTATCTTCATTGTTGTTTCCTTTTGTTTAGTTTTGTTGTCTTAAGAGCCAGTTCAAACGCTTCTCCAGTTCTTGAAGTGTCTCCAGCTCGATGTTCTTTCCGCCATTGTCGATCCACATTCTGTGGTATCTTGGAAAATCAGGTCTTTCAAGTCTCATTTCCCGGGCGTCTTTCAATGCGAGGTTTTTCGCTATCGAGTTTATTCTTTCTTTTAACCTTCTCTTTTGTTCATATACGGTTTGTTCCGTCTGTTGCACCACACTCATTTTTGCACCTGACCCGATTTCTACCGAGGTTTGGTAAACCGTTGCATGCAATGCTTCTGATGAAAGAGGAATGAATTTTCCTTGTCTGGCAGGTATGTAGTCACTAACAGGATTTCCAAACAGGTCTGTAGTTGCGGTTCTTTCAGCTTCTGCCAATGAGTGCTCCCGCTCCTCTTGGATCTCTTTGGCCATCTTGGTTATCTCCGGGTCCATGGGAATGTAGATGTGAGCTTCCTGCTGACGGATTCCCTGAATCATGCGTACAAAACGACCTACTGCCTGTCTAAAGAATAGCTCAGCTTTCACATTCGTAGCGTAAACTCCGACTCTCAATCGTGGAATATCCACGCCCTCTGAAATCATCTTTACACAGACAATCCAAGGTTCATAACTGTTTGTGAATCCCTCAATCCTTCTGGATCCGTCAGTGTCTTCACTGATCACAATTTCAGGGATTGTTCCGGTGACTGCGTGAACCACTTTCTGAATGTCCTTGGCATGTTTCTGATTAATGGCGAAGATTAAACCACCGGCATTTGGATGCTCACCTCTGCGAATCTCCACCAACTTGGCGTGTGCCTCGCTGATCACTTGCCTTAGCCATCCACCACCCGTTGCAAGCGCGGTCTTTAATCGTTTCGATACGAGATCCTTTTCTATTCTGTCAGCAAAGGAGTGTTCAAATATTTCAGCACCGACCTTGTATTTCATCTTTCCGTCGTAAGCTGGGAAGTAAACCGGTCTGCAAACATTATCCAGCATTGCCTGTTCGTAACTGTACTCGTAGTCTGCTTTAGAGACTTCATTCTCGTAGGTAATGAAAGGGATTTTGGCATCGTCACAACGAAACGGAGTTCCGCTCATCTCGAGTCTGAATTTTGCATTCTCGAACCCTATCAATACTCCCTGTCCCCAGCTGAGTGAATCCCCGGCATGATGCACTTCATCAAATATTGCCAAGGTGCTGGCTCTTTCCGTGTTGTATTTGTGAACCTGCGGATCTTTTCCCAACTGAGCGTATGTGATAACCACTCCGTCATAGTCTGGGGCTTCTCTCATAGCATCGTTTTTGAAATAAGGATCGAGATCGATTCCGAAATTCAGAGCTGCATTCTGCGCCCATTGTTTCTTCAGGTGCTCTGTCGGAACCACAATTACAACCCTCTGAACAAAACCTGTTTCGAGTGATTCGCGGGCAAATGCAAGTGCAAGGTTTGTCTTTCCTCCCCCTGGTGTAGCCACACAGAGGAAGTCCCTTTTACCGGCATTAATACGCTCCTTGATTAGCTCCTTTGCCTTGGCCTGCCAGGCTCTCAATTGAAAGGAATTAGATATGCTTCTCATGCCTCGATCTCCGCTACTTTCGGTTTCAAAGCTCCGTTGACTTTGACATCTACTATTGCCGCATATTCGAGTACTTCGTCATAGAGGCTTTTGCAGGTCATGATCTTTTCCGATCTTGACTCTCTCTCCATCGGAATTATTTCTCTCTCAATCCTGGTGTCTTTATTAAGCAAGTCGTACACAATCTGAATCTTATCAGGTGTAATCAACTTCAAATCCTCTTCTCTGACTTTGTAGCAAAACCTGAATTCAACATTCTCGTCTGCAAGCGGGCAATTATCAATTACCCAGACTCCGTTTTCGAACTTTCCCTCGACTTTTATCATCGGTTTTGCTCCTTGTATCGGCACTCTCTCGATATACATATCGTAGCAATCAGAATCGACCTCGGTATAGCTGATTACATTAAATCCCTTTTGCTCGGTCTCGCCCCAGCTCTTGTTGTAAATAGAGCCCGAATACCGAATGTCATCTGCAATGTTTTGAGCAAGGTGGATGTGTCCGAGGGCGTAGTAATCCGCTTTGGCTTTTCGAAGTGTCGTGGGAGATACGATAATGTCCTGTCCGAGCAGTGATTGACCAGATGAAAGTCTCGAACCCATAACATTCCCGTGAAATGCGAGCAGATGGGGAAGGGAAGGAAAGCTCGTCTTGAATGTTCCGATTGCCTCGAAAATATTTTCGAACTCCTCGAGGAACTGGGTGTTATTGTTATCAATTGACTGATCACCGACTAATGCGGCTTTGGTTGGATATGGTACGAGAGAAATCAGATACTCAGGATGTTGGAAATAGGGATTCAATTCACCGTTTAGCATCGTCACCTGTTCTTTGCCGACTGCCAATACTGCCGGTCTTTCGTATGCGTGAATGTTTGGTTCTATTTGGTGAAGAAGTGCAACACTTCCGGGCTCGTCATGGTGATTGTTCCCCTTCGTGATGAAGATGTATTCAACATACTTGCTCATTTTTCTTAAGTAATCGATCACAATCGGAACTCCGGAGTTTTCTGTGTAGCTCTGCTTCCTTTCCCAGATATCCCCGGCGTGGATTATCGCAGTTACATCATTCTTGGCAACATAACCGGTTATGAACTCAAGGCTTTTGATCAGCTTCTCTTGCTTAACAGGATCGCTGTCAGCATGCCAGTCCGCAGTATGAAGGAATGTCAGGTCGCGTCTCATATCACCACCTCCTGTTCTGCTTTGAGTTTAAGCAGTCTTTCAACAAATGAGATCTGCTGATTTAAAGTGAGGGCCTCAATCGCTTCTGATGTAATGGGAACTCCTTTCGGCGAAACATAGCCGGTGCTTTCGACCAGCCTCATGATTCTTTCAATCCTATCGTCCGGAGTTAGATCTCTGTACATCTCGGCTACATCTCTTGGATCTGCACTGAATAAAGTCTCCGAAAGATCTTCCGAACTGTGGGATGTCTCAGCCTCTATTTCTTCATACTCTTCGTCGCTCAGAGAAACATCCACTACCTTCACTTCTTTTGATTCGGGGCTACTCTGTTCTATTTGTTTGCCTTCGTAGATTGGGTTTCCCAGACCGAGCTTTGCCCTGACATATTCAGACCTTACTTGAGCTCTTTCGGCTTCGGGAAGCATCTCGAGTAGACCGGCTTTATCTTCTGTTACGCATGCCACTATGATCGGTTTGGTTTGAAGCTCTTGGATTGTGTAGCTGGCTTTCAGTTTCGCAACCAGACTCATAATTAGTCTTTGCATAGCGTTCGATTCTGCTAATGCTTCTGCGTGTTTTCTTCTCTGGTTCACAGCCGCCATGTTCGGTTGCCCGTTCTTCTGGAACCGGTCACAATCTCTGATGAAATCGTATTTCCCTGTTGCAACTGCTTCCTTTATGGTCCCGTCTATGCTCTGGATCTTTCCTTTTAATTGATGCGAGATAAACAGGACTCTGCCATCCTGATCTACTTTTCTTTCCAGAATTCGACTGTCAATGATATTCCCGCCTGCTGAAAGAAATATCTCTTTTAGCTTTGTGAGGTGAAGTGCGAAAGTCCCGGAGTCAGTTTTGTAGATGTCCTGATTGCCGAAGTTATTCTCCATTTTGGTATCTACGGAAATCACAGTCAGACTCAACTTTTTGCTCCTGTCTGCACTGAAATTTGCCGTTTCAGGAATTAAGCAGATCGTCCGATCCTTAAGCTCCTGATATATCGTGTTTAGTTTGTTCGCATCACCAATCAGTTCTTGCGAAACTCTCACTAAACTGAGACTGCTACGCCCGCTCCGTTGAACCGGCTGAGTTACAGCGTTACTCATTTGTTGCTCCTTTTGTTAGGTTGTTTATCTCTGCTTTAAGCATTGCTATTTTTGTCGTGTAATCATCTCTGTTGCGTGCTATGCTAAATCCGCATGCAAGCCATCCGAGGATAAATCCTGTTACTAATGCGATCATTTGTTACCCCATTTCAGCTGGTGGTTTTCGTTCATCAGTGCCACATTTGCTTGCTTGTAGTACCGGTTCCACTCTTGCAGGTTTTTTACCCGTCTGCACAGTTCTTCATTTTGTCTGATCAGCTGATCAACGAGCTTCATCATTTCCTCTGCTTCAAACTTTGGTTTGGCTCCTATTATGTCTCTCATTAATTCATCATATGTCATTGTTGTATCCTTTCGAGTATCAGTCTGTTTGGCTCAATTGTCAGGGTGAATTCGCTGCCGATTCCAAACCCTGCTTCCGCCAGTTTTTGGCCGGACAACCTTATGTACGGTGCTTGCTCCCTTTTTCTGCTTATGTAGCTCACTCTTCTGCCTCTTCCTGTCGACCCGCAATTTTTTTTTCAGAAGCTTCATCTCTTCTCGGAATTGTCGAACAGTGGTTATCCACTCAATATCCACCCATTCAATTCGGGTTTCTCCCCACTGCATTTTGTATTCAATCTTTGCGGTGTGCTTCTTTACATCGACTTCAAGTAACCGGGCTATAAAAGCTTCGCCGGTGAACTCAAATCGCCCGTTGGGACGAATATCAAAGTAGATTACTTCTCGACCTTTTAGGCTTCTTAGGGTCGATACCTGCTTGTGCGTATGCATTTGCAATTACCTCTTGCATTGTTTTTTGATGATTGATTGTTAATTGTGAGGTCAGGACATGTTCGGTTTCGCGCTTTTTCATTTCCTGAAAGCTTCTAATGTCTGCGATGCGGATTCTATACCTGGTCTTTCCTTTTGCCTTGTAGCGTCTGGCTTTGAGCTCTCCACTCTCGATAAGTTCGATCACGGAAGGATACCCCAGCTTCAAAAGTCTCGTAGCTTTATTCACGCTTACTTCTTCGATGGAATTGTCGATCTGCTCCTTGGCAACTGCTTTCAATAGTTTCTTCACCTCTTGAAGCTCCTGCCAAAGCATCGATACCGTGATCACGGCCGGGCTATTCATTGTGTCAACTTTCCTTTCAAAAAGGATAGTTTTTCAAGCATTGAATCGATAGAGTTGGTGAGGTTCTTTTTCTCTTCAATGGTCAAGTAACCATCTTCTAGAGATTTTATACACTCCTCAATCAACTTAGAAGACTCTGTATTTATGTAGGCGGCAAGCCCGGTAATCGACATTGTTTCGAGCCCATCGATCTTAACCCCTCTGTCCTCAATTGCCTTCCTGATTTTCCAGTAATCCTCGACATCAATGCGTTTTCCATGGTCAAGAAGTGCGTGAAGTCTTTGTCTATCCCATCCGATCTCGACTGCTATTTCAGATTTTTTGAGTTCGTTTTCTTCAATAGCTTTTTTTAGGTTTAAAATTGCTTCATTCATCTTTTTACTTCTCGTAATTGCTTAGTTTACGACGATATCATAATTTTGAACTGCTAGCGAGACAATCTCTTTGATTGAGACTCCTTGTTTTGCAGCAAGTATCCTTGCGAGTTGATGCGTCTCAGGATCAACCCACAAAATTTTGAAGGTTTTATCAGGTTTTATTTTGCCTGATTCTCTTTTTTTGCTTATTTTTGACATGTTCTTTAAGTTCTCCATATTTTTTATAAACTCTAATGACAATATAGTCATTATAAATAACATTGTCAAGAAAAAATGACAATTTAGTCAGAAATATTTTTATATGTCAGATAATCTTGGAATTCGCATAAAAAACTGTAGAGAGAATATTCGATTGAGTCAGGATGGCTTGGCAAAAATATTCGATGTATCTCGAACAACTGTGACTAATTGGGAGAGTGGGACAAACCTGCCGGACATAAAAAAACTGGCTATTATGGCAGATATGTTTAAAGTTTCACTTGATTGGTTAGCTAAAGGAGAAGAGTCCAGTTATAAACCACCAGTTAGTAATCTTTCTGAACTCGCCGGGAATGCAAAATTGGTAAATGCGAAATTTTTTCCGAAACTTGATCGGGTTACTGCGGGGAATTATTCAAACAATGTCTATCCTGATAACATCATTGATATGGTTTATTTTGATTATCCAAAAAATAATTGTTTTGTAGTTGAAGTCGAAGGTGATAGCATGCAGTGCGATGATCCCGATAAATCTATTAATCCTGGAGACAATCTGTTAATTGATCCATCAGAGACACCTATGCAGGGGGATTTAATTATAATAAAGACTTCTGAACAACGACAAATGGTCAAGCAGTATTTTTACAGGAATGATTTGATTGAGTTGCATAGTTTTAATCCAAAACATCCTATTATTTACATTGAAGCGAATCAAGTCGAGTATATGTTCAGGGTTGTCTATCATCAACCCAAAGGGCGGAAGAAATAAACTAATCAAGAGAAGATATGAATATTTTGCAATTCTTTACAGACCTTATAAATGGGAAATATTCTAAAAAGAGAAAGTTAAAAGTAAAACCGGTTAAAAAGAACACCCCAGTTTCCGTTATTAAACCGGTAAAAACTGATATTCCTCATGATCTGAATGGAGCAAAACCAATTTTATCAATCGAAATGCAAATATCGATAGATCCCGAAGAAGGTAGCATTCTCGATAAACCCGAATACAAAGAGTTAATCGAAAACAATAAACGCTTAAGGGAGTTACATCGTATCCAGTATGAGCGGAATAAGAACGGAATGGAAGCAGAGAAAAACGGGGATTTGGAAACGGCTATTCGATATTTTGAAGAAAATGTAGCAGATAATTTTGAGGGCAATTGTCCTTACGATAGACTAATTCAAATATATACTGACCTTAAGAAATTTGATGATGCTATCCGTATTGCAACAAAAGCTGTGGCAATTTATGAAGGTAAGCAAAAATCACCGGGTGAAGAAGAGCCTAAGTTAACACGATTTAAGAAAACTTTAGCAAAGCTTTTATCAAAGCATTCAGTTTAAACAACCAAACAAACAACATACAGCACGGGAGAAGAGTATGAAACAGGTACTACTTTTATTAATTCTAACAGTGTTTTTTTACGGTTGCACCTCTACCATGCCAGATACTAAGGAGCAATTTTATACAATCGGATTTGACTTTAACAAATATGTTGATCAAGGCTTCTTGATTACTCCGGGTGATTTTAAAGGTGATTATGATGTTATGGGGCTTATGGAATGTTCTGTGACACCTGAGATTGTTAAAATGCTATATGATGAAAATATGTTCTTAATCAAACCAAAAGATGGTACAAGATACTATTATGCTTTTGTAGGAGGAAATGGTTGCCGCGTAAAAACGGTTAATGCTGACAGTCTTATAAGTTATATGCATAAACAAGCCTTGGCATTGAATGCAGACGCTATCATTAATTTTACCATCACATCAGAACCTATGCAATATTATAATATCCCAGTACCAAAAGTTACGGGTATTGCAATAAGGCGGAAGAAATAAAAATTTTTAGCTCAACCAAATAAAAAACCCCCGCTCGGACGGCCAAATCTCAACGGGGGCTAAACTATAACTATAAGGAATACAACAATGATGAATTCTAATCCTAAAGAACTCAGAATTCAGCGCGAAAAAATACGCACAATGATTGACATTGCCAAAAAACTTGGTGGCGCTGTGGAAGTGGATGGTGATATTATTAGCGTTGAGGAACTTCTCGAGATGCTAAATGATCTCGATGAGCAAATAGCTATCGAAAGTTCCAAACTCGATAATCTCGAATTCTTGCCCAATAGAAAACGCAAATGAAAATACGAGGACTCTACATTCAAAAACGGAGTCCCTTTTACTGGTTGCGTTATTATGATAAACTGGAACCAGATCCGAAGAAGAAATCCAAGTCGATCTGCACTAAAATTGAGATATCAGGCGCTGATCTGCGAAGGATCGAGGAAGCTGCTCTTCAGAATGTTCGGCCCATACTTAAAGGAACTCCAGAAGTCCGTGCGTTCGTTGAAGCTTTTCGAAAGGGACTTCACGAAATCTGGGTACAGAACCGGTTAAAGATGAAGCTACAATACCAGCTGCTTTTATCAGATGCATATAAGGAGTTTGTCACTGAGCGTTCCATTCCCGGGAAAAAAGATCAACTCCGCGAAAGATCCATCATTAATTATGGAATTGCAATTGAACATATGATTGCAGCTTGTGGTGATAGGGAAGTGCATACTTATAATCAAGAAGATTTTCATAAGTTACTGCACTATTTTCAGGATTATAAATTCAAGGGGATTAAGGAGAAGGACGGAACTGTCTCATTTAAGTTGCTCAGTCAGACAACTCGAAGCATTTATGTCAGAACTCTAAAATCGCTTTGGTCTTTTTTTATTAAAAAAGGACTTGCAAGGGAGCAGATTTTTGAAAATCTAAGAGTTGAAGATGCCGATCCTGAACCAATTCCTTTAGACGACATGTGGCGTATTTTGAGTCAGCTAAAGAATAATTCAAATTATCCGAACGCTTATGCTATCATTAGGTTTCTGTTTCTCACCGGATGCCGTGTATCCAGTGCAATGGTCCAACTTAAAGAGAATATCGATTTCAATGAAAAAGTGATCAAGATTCAGAATGTCAAAAGTGGAAGGAGGAAGGGGAGAGAGATGTATCTGTTTCCTCTTTATGGAGAATTGGAATCATTACTCCGAAATGAAATGGGAGTTAGACCGGGGGACACAGGACGACTTTTCAGCCATTTCAAGATTAACGAACTGGATTACACATCACCGCTTGGATTTTGGGATCGGCTGATGAATACCTTGGCGAAGCATGGTCACATTAAGAAAAAGTATACATTAAAACAGATTCGTTCTACGGCCGCATCGTACTTCATTAATAATTTAAGGTTCGATATTTACCGTGTTAAAAAACTCCTCGATCATTCAGATGTTAAAGTGACTGAGAAAAACTACATCCGTTACGATGTCGAACTGGTTAGACAGGTATTAGATGAGGAAATGAAGATGAGTAAACTTCTTCGAAATTCTCTCGAAGATGGTATAACAGAAGTATAACAGACGGCAATTAAAATGAGCTTAAATAGTGGGTAAAAATTGCAAAAAAAGTGCGTTTTTGAGCTAAAATGAGGCTTTTTCTTACTCTTAATCATCAGGTCGCGGGTTCGAGTCCCGCAAGGTGCACCAGGAAAGCTCTCAATGTTATTGGGGGCTTTTTTTGTTAGGTTGATACCTGACCGGATCGCTGTAATTTATCCAATTCGATTTGCATACAGGAGAGAGAAATGCAAGAGAATGAAATGTCAACAGAATATGAAATTCTTCGTGGGAAATACGAATTGTTGTTGAAAGCGAATGAGGATATCATTGAGCAACACAAGAAGGAGATAATTCTCCACAGGAAGCATGAAACTCTATTAAAGGAGATGGGTGGACTTACCGGGATTGGGGCATGGGAACTTGATGTAGAGTCCCGGTCTCTTCTTTGGACCGAGGAGGTGAGGGTGATTCATGAGGTTGACATGTCTTATAAACCCGAGCTGGAAACGGCATTACACTTTTATGTTCCGGAATCGAGAGCGATAGTGGAAGAGGCTCTTGCACGGTCGGCAAAGACAGGCGAAATATTCGATTTGGAACTGGAACTGATCTCAGCGAGGGGAGTAAGGAAACAGGTACGGGTTATTGGGAGAACTGACATTGATGCGGGGATGATTTACGGTACAATTCAGGATATTACTGAACAAAAACTTATTCAGGACACCCAGCTTTTTTTAATCAACAGCAGATACCTCGGAAAAAGGGAGACATTTTTCGAATCGCTTGCCCGGTTCCTTTCTGAAAGTTTGAGTATGGAGTTCGTATGTATTGACAGACTCATCGGCGGGAATCTTGCAGCAAGAACTCTGGCGATGTATTACAATGGAAAGTTTGACGACAATATCGAATATACCCTTAAAGAGACACCGTGCGGGGAAGTCGTTGGCAAAAACATCTGTTTTTATCCAAAAGGTGTCCGGCATCTTTTCCCTTACGATCAGGCTCTGCAGGATATGTCTGCAGAAAGTTATGTGGGAACCACACTTTGGAGTTCTGACGGCAAACCGATTGGATTGATCGCTGTGATAGGTGAAAGACCTCTGGAAGATCATCACCTCGCGGAAACAATTCTAAATCTTGTTTCTACACGCGCAGCGGGAGAACTCGAAAGAAGTGAAGTGGAATATCAGTTGAAACTGAGGCAGGAGGAGCTGGAGAAACAAATAACTCTGAAAGACAAGTTTTTCTCGATCATAGCCCATGATCTGAGAAATCCTTTTCATGCGTTTTTGAATCTTACCGAGATAATGGCTTATGAAGGGGAGGAGCTTAAAGTTTCGGAGATGCTCAAACTAAGCAAGGACCTGAACAGAAGTGCCAAAGGATTGTTCAACCTCCTTAACAACCTTTTGGATTGGGCAAAGCTACAACAGGGAATGATTACATTTAAGCCGGAGAAAATCCCGCTGAACGAACTTATTGAACAGCATGTTGAATTGCTGAAGGAGCAGGGGAACCAAAAGGATATTAAGATAACAACTGAACTGGGTGATGATGTGGTGGTTGAAGGTGACAGAAACATGTTGAATTCGGTTGTCCTGAACCTGCTTTCCAATGCCCTGAAGTTCAGTAACAGGGGTACCACAATTTTAGTAAAGACCGGATTGACTGAAGAAAATATGGTACAGGTTCTGGTGAAGGATAAAGGAATCGGCATCCCCGCAGATATCCTCCAAAATCTCTTTAAAATTGGAGAGAAAACGGGAAGACTGGGTACCGCCGGGGAAAGAAGCAGTGGTCTCGGTCTCCTTCTCTGCAAAGAGTTTATCGAAAAACATGGTGGCAGGTTGTGGATTGAAAGCAGCATCGGCGAAGGGAGCACATTCTTTTTTACTTTACAGAGAGATGAATTGTGAAGGCTGAAAAATTAGGGGACGCAGAGAGGGGATAGTTACGCGGATTCCACGGATTGGACACGGATGATGTTTGCTGAAGATCGCATTGTTTTTTGGTTCAAATTTGTATATTGCAATCGAAATTTAAATAACACTGTTACATAAAAAAAAGGAAATCCAATGAAAAAATCGTATATATTTCTTTTCATTTTGGTTTTTGTGCCGATGTCGTTTGGTCAGATAGTGCCAAAATTTGGATTGGGAATTAATGGCGGAGTAGCAATACCTTCCGGCGATATGGGCGACATCTACAAAACGGGTGTTGGCGGAAGTGTCACATTTGTATTACCTCTACCAATTCCTGTGGAACTTTCCGCTTCGATTGGTTACTACTCATTCAAATTTAACAACGATTATTTTGCAACCCAGTTGAAAACCTACACAGGCTCAACGCCCGTTGTTGATGTTGATGCTCCGTTGAATCTGATCCCATTGACGGTAAATGCGAGATATTACATGACCCCGATCGGCATCCGTCCATATGGTGAAGTGAATGTCGGTATCGGCATCGCTTCTTTGAAAAATGTTTTCCTCCAGGGTTCCGGAAACTCGATGTCAATAAAGACCGAGGACAAATCAGAAACCAAACAGTACCTCGCTGCAGGTGTTGGTGTTCTTATCGGTGTAGGAATTGTAGCCGATATCGATGTTAATATCCGCTATGCACTTCTCGGACAGGAATTCAGCCAGATGACTGCAAGCGGAAACTCCGTTTCCTACTCATCATCAACAGGTTCCTACCTCGGAATAAATGCCGGTCTCAGACTTAAATTATAACTTTTTTTCAGCTCGCTGATATCAAGGCTGTCTCTGAAAAGGGGCAGCCTTTTTTTATCTATGAACCATGAATTTCGGAAAAGGAGCGACAATCGTCTCGATTGTCCTGCCGACAAATTATTGGTTCCACAGATTTCACGGATGGGTAGAAGAAAAATAATACCTAATACCTAAACCCTAATACCTAAAAATAGCCCTTGTGGCGACATATGGGTAGAAGAAAAATAACATCCATATATTTGTAAATGAAATTACACGCACTTTGGATAATTCCAACCCTCATTTTCGGTCTTTTGATTACAGGTTGCGGAAGCTCCACCGCACCTGAAATTCCTCCGCCACCTTCAGAAGAGTTATTTATTCGTGGTGCCGATCTCTCCATGCTGCCTGTCATTGAGAGGGAAGGGGTGTCATTTTATGGACAGGACAGCATGGTTGAACCGATGCTTACCACGCTCAAAAAGGCGGGTGTGAACACCGTCAGACTTCGTATATGGAAAGACCCTTCGGAGGCTGATCATGGATATGCGGCTGTTAAAGAATTTGCCTCCCGGTTGAAGAGTCTGAGATTCAAAGTCATGCTTACAGTTCATTATTCCGATACATGGGCGGATCCCGGTCATCAGGAGATGCCAAAAGCATGGAAGGGAATTACACTTCCCGCCCTATTAGACTCGGTTTATCGATACACCGGAATGGTTGCCGGGGGGATAAAACCCGATTTCATTCAGATTGGAAACGAAATAAACAACGGTTTCATGTTCGAACCCGGACGGATCACCACTTCTTCCTCCGGTTTCAAGGCTCTCTTCGATACAGCATCCAAGGCAGTGAGGAAATTCTCTCCCGCATCAAAGATTATTATCCATTACGCCGGAGTTGATCATGCCTCAAATTTCTTCCGAAGTATTCGGGGAAGTGACTTCGACCTGATTGGACTCTCTTACTACCCCATGTGGCACGGAAAGAATGTCGATTCCCTTGATGGTCGCATCACCGCCCTGAATAATGAATTTGGCAAGAGGGTAGTTATCGTGGAAACATCGTACCCCTTCACACTTGGCTGGAACGACTGGACGCATAATGTCGTCGGACTCGAAGAACAACTGGTTCCCGGCTATCCCGCCACACCTGCCGGACAATTGAGTTTTCTGAAAAAGATTTTTTCGGAAACCCAGGCAGGAAAGGGAGGTGCAGGCGTCTGCTACTGGGGCGGTGAACTCGTGGCATTCCGCGGCACGACCTCAACCAACGGCTCCTCCTATGAGAATCAGGCATTTTACGATTTTAATTTTCATCTTCTGCCTGTAGTGGCTGCGTTTGGTTTATAATTCCCTCCCTGTGGTTAAAACCACAGGCTATTGTTTCCCTCCCTGTGGTTAAAACCACAGGCTATTTTTTCAGCCTTCAGCCTTCGTTATTCATCCCTCGCAATTCAGCCCTCGTTATTCATCCCTCGCTATTCAGCCTCCATCCTTCGCTATTCATCCTTCGTTGTTCATCCATCACAATAAATTGAAACTTAATCTAATTTGTGTTGTTTAAAATAATCAAGTGTTTTTATCTTTGGAATTTAGATTTTTAATATTCAATTTAATCGAGGTACAAAATGCGTACAAAAACACTTCTACTTTTCGTTTTTCTTTTAACCGGAATGGCTTTCTCTCAGCAGGTAGGCAGTAATAGAATCAGTTTAACCAAGATTCTAAGTCTTTTAACCCTACCGGCACCCGATGTTGTGACATTGGCATTGGAAAAGGACGGTTACACGCTTATTCAAGGTGGACAATACTCAAAAGGAAGCGAGAGTTTTGAGATCTACCGGAAATCAGATCTTGATCCCTTATATTACTACGAAAGAACGCCCGGTAAAAAAAGGGTGCAGCAACTTAAGGAAGAAGCCCTAAAAGAGGGGTTTAAAGTGGTCGTGGAAACAGATCGTTCGTGGGCAATGGAGGGGCACAGGTTTTCGATCAGGGCTGATGCCAAGGCTATTTGGATCGAGAAAAAGAAGTAAAACAGTTTTTCCCCAAAGCAAATGTCCTGTAAATTCTGAACCAGAGCATAACTTGTTAAGCTATTGATCTTTATGAATTATTCTTAATCCTTAATTGACCAAATTTATTCGAGGTATAATATGAGTACAAAAACACTTCTACTTTTCTTCTTATTTATGGGTTCGTATCTTTTTGCTCAGCGGCCTCAACCACTTAACTTATTTGAGATTAAACAAGTAATGACATACTCCACGGACATCAACGAACTTGTTGAGAAGGTTAAATCTCTGGATAAACGATTTGAAGTTACCGGGGAGATCAGTGAGAAAGGGACGAAATTCTCTAATGGCAGATTCCAATTCACGCTCTCAGCCAATCGCGGTCACCAGGTGATCTACCAAGAGACCATCGACAAAAATGGAATCGGAAGGATCCCGGATCTGCTCACTGAAGTCAAAGTCGACGGCTTCAAGGAAGATCCGGGGAGCGTACCATCACGAATTTCGATGAGCAAGTCGCCTTGGAGATTTTCGCAAAACGAGACTAAAGAGAAAGGCAAAAGCAATATAATAATTTGGTATTCCAAGCAGTAAAAGCGGCTTTGTTTTATGAATGCATTTCGGAATATTGAGGGAATTGGCGCGATCGAATCACCCAATACCCGACACAACCTTATTCATCAAATTTAAATCGAGGTATAATATGCGTACAAAAACACTTCTATTGTTTATTTTTCTTTTAACCGGAATGGCTTTCTCACAGGATGGAGGGACCGGATACATTTCTTTTGAAAATATCACCATTTTGCTTTCACAGAGTAATTACAAAATGAGAGCAACTCTGAAAGAGTGGGGTTATGAAAGCAAAACAGGAAAAGAATGGAAGAAAGGTGAGGAGTTGTTCCAACTTTTACCGGAGGCAGATGGCAAAGCATACTATTACGCTGAAACGCGCCCATCGACGGAACGGCGTGCGGAGATAATAACCCAATGCAAAAACGCCGGACTTAAAGTTGAAAGAGAGGTTGGAAACTCTTATATCTTATTAAAAGGTTCCGGTTATGTTGTTGATATATCTACAAACGCGGGCATAAAAATAAAAAAACTTAGGCAGAAGTAGGTAATTTTCCCCTTATATTTTGGTATGAAAATACCGGCAATTTCCTTTGTTCTCACGCTTTTGGTGTCATAAAAAAGCTATGATCTATTAACTATGAGCTGGTTGAACCTTGCATTTCGGAAAAGGAGCGACAATCGTCCTCGATTGTCCTGCCGACAGCTTTTGGGAAATTTTCTCTCCCTGTGGTTAAAACCACAGGCTATCGTTTTCAGCCCTCATCTGCGTAAATCTGCCTCATCTGCGTGCATCTGCGTCCCCTACCCATATGTCGCCACAAGGGCTCTTTTTGGTTTGGTAATCTGATTTCTACCCACATGTCGCCACAAGGGCTCTATGCGTAAATCCGTTTAATCTGTGTCCCCTACCCATATGTCGCCACAAGGGCTCTTTTTGGTTTGGTAATCTGATTTCTACCCACATGTCGCCACAAGGGCTCTCTTTGCGATCTTTGCGTTCTCTGCGGTTTGACAAAAATCCTTCCGTGAAATCCGTGTGCAATCCGTGAAATCCGTGGAACCATTAACACAATCTGCGAAAATCTGTTAAATCTGCGTGAATCTGCGTCCCCAGAAAATCCTTCCGTGATATTCGTGTTAAATCCGTGGCATCCGTGGAACTATTAAAAAATCTGCGAAAATCTGTTAAATCTGCGTGTACCGTGCCCGCCGTGGTGGGTCTGCGTCCCCTTTATTTTTCAAACCTCAAATTTTCATATTTTTTTCTTAATTTAATATTGTCATTCATTTCTATTTTTAATGCCACACGGGAGCAAGGCAGAGACATATAATGAAAAGCAAACAGGTAAAATCAAAGAAACGGGTAGCTGATCATGGTGAAGTATTCACTTCCGAGAGGGAGGTGAACGCCATGCTCGACCTCGTAAAACAGGAAACAGAACGAATCGAATCACGATTCCTTGAACCCGCATGCGGTACAGGGAATTTCCTCGCCGAAATACTCAACAGAAAACTTACAGCAGTCGATAATAGATATAAATCCGCTCAAACGGAGTGGGAGTTTTATGCAATTCTCGCTGTTTCGAGCATTTACGGGATTGACATACTCGAAGATAATGTGGTTGAATGCCGTGAGAGGCTTTTGGGAATTTTTGCTGAGCGGTATGAGCAAAATTTTGGCGGGAAGTGTAATCCCCAATGTTTGAATGTGGCATCGTTTATTTTGAAACGCAATATTTTATGGGGTGATGCCTTAAGTCTGAAAACTCCCGATGGTTTAGCACTGCCGATAGTTTTTTCCGAATGGAGTCCCGTAAGCGATAACGGTATAAAAAGGAGGGATTTTACGATGGCGAACCTTTTGGAAAGTCAGCCGATGAACGAACCGAATCTTTTTTCAGATCTGGGGGAAAAGGCTTTCCTTCCCACACCTGTGGCGGAATTTCCCGTTGTACATTTTATGAAACTTGGAGTTGAAGATGGTTTCTGAATACAACCCCGATGTTCTCTCGTGTCTCGCAAATTTGAGCAACGACGAGGTTTTTACTCCGCCCGATCTCGCAAACAGAATTTTGGACATGCTGCCAGAAGAGCTCTGGAGCGATAAAAATACAAGGTTTCTCGATCCCGTCAGCAAGTCAGGGGTGTTTTTAAGGGAGATTGCAAAAAGGCTGATTGCCGGACTTGAGAAGGAGTTCCCCGACAGGCAGGAGAGATTAAACCACATCTATAAAAACCAGTTGTTCGGCATTGCAATTACGGAACTGACGGCACTCCTTTCGAGACGAAGTGTTTACTGTTCAAAAACCGCAAACGGAAAATACTCGGTTTGTGAACTCTTCGAAGGTGAGGAGGGGAACATAATTTTTGAGAGAACCGAACACTCATGGGTAAACGGCAAATGTTCATTCTGCGGTGCCTCCGAGGTTGTCTATTCCCGTGGCGATGAACTCGAATCGCACGCCTATCAATTTATTCACACAGAAAATCCGGAAAACATTTTTAACATGAAATTCGATGTAATTATTGGAAATCCTCCGTATCAGCTTAGTGACGGGGGAGCACAAGCGAGTGCAAGTCCTATTTATCACAAATTTGTTGAACAGGCCATTAAAATCAATCCTAAGTACTTGACCATGATTATCCCAGCAAGATGGTATAGCGGAGGAAAGGGATTAGATACATTTAGGGCATTCATGCTAAATGATAAGAGGATTTCGGAATTACATGATTTCCCTGAGACAACTGACTGCTTTCCGGGACTAAATATAAGAGGGGCGTTTGTTATTTCTTGTGGGAAAGTGAGCATCAAGGTGAATGTAAAATTACAAACCATAAAAATGGAATTAAGGGAAATCCAATTTTGCGACCTCTGCTAGAGAAAAATAGTGAAGTTTTTATCCGATATAATGATGCTATTGGTATCCTAAACAAAGTTCAGGCTTATAACGAGCCATCATTTATGTCGTTAGTTAGTACCCAGAAACCGTTTGGCTTAAGAACATTTGTACAGGGAAAGAAAGAAGTTTTTGATAATTCTGTTAAATTGTTTCAGAATGGTGGGGTTGGATATATTTCGAGAAGCGAGATTAAACAGAATGAAAAATGGATAGATCAGTATAAAATTCTTGTACCTCGATCTAGCCCGGGTAGTGATGTATACCCACACTTGGTTTTAGGGAAACCGATACTATCTCCTCCAAATTCGTGTTGCACAGAGACTTATGTTGTTATTGGCCCGTTTGAAAATCCCGATTTTTGCTTGAATGTGATGAGTTATATCCGGAGTCGCTTCTTCAGATTTTTAGTTATTCTAATCAAGAATACCCAAGATGTTCCTAGGAGAGTTTACGGTTTAGTTCCGATGCAAGATTTCGATCAAAAATGGAGTGATGAGAAATTGTTTGCTAAATATGGAATATCAGTACAAGAACAAGAGTTTATTATGACTTTAGTTAAACCGATGGAGTTGGGGGATTGAGGGTTAAAAATGCCGTTTTTGGAAGAAATTCGCAATATTTAAATTGTCGCGACAGTGTGGCGACAATTGGAGAGCGATGACAAGTTAATTGTCTCTACAGTGTAGAGACTATTAGTAAACGATAAAAAGAATTGTCGTTACAGTGTCACGACAATTATAGAGACAAATAACAATTTTGGTAAGTAATAATGCCTAAAAACTTTTTTCCGCAGAAGCCAAAAGCAAATCCCGTGATATACGCATACGAGGATACACATCCACAGTATGCGGGTCTCCTCAAAATTGGTTTTACAGTTCGTGATGCAAAGACGAGGGTGGGGCAGCAGTATCCAACGCTTAAGCCGGGGGAGCCTCCCTACAGGATACTCCTTGAGGAGCCTGCGATGCGGAACGACGGGTCGGTATTTACAGATCACGAAGTCCACAGGTTCCTGCGGAAGAAGGGGTTCAGAAATCCCGAAGGTGAATGGTTTGCCTGCGGGGTCGATGATGTAAAAGTTGCCATAGTTGCGATAAAAACGGGAGTAAGAAATGAGGAGAACCGGACACTTGATTTTGAGATGAGACCCGAGCAGAGGGAGGCGGTGGAGAAAACAGCCCGGTATTTCAGGAGTTTCAGTGCCGAGAATCCCGGCAAAACACCCCACTTCCTTTGGAATGCCAAAATGAGATTTGGTAAAACCTTTGCATCATATCAGCTTGCCAAAAAACTGGGGTGGAAAAAACTGCTTGTTCTTACCTTTAAGCCCGCTGTTCAAAGTGCATGGGAGGAAGACCTGAATTCGCATCTGGATTTTGAGGGGTGGCAATTCATCAGCAGGAACGGCAGGAGGATGGAGGATGCCGACACTTCGAGACCCGTGGTTTGCTTCGGATCATTTCAGGATTTTCTCGGGAGAAACGAGGCAGGGGGGATAAAGCCGAGGAACGAATGGGTGCACACCACCAACTGGGATTGTGTGATCTTTGACGAGTACCATTACGGAGCATGGCGGGAAAATGCCAAAGACCTCTTCGAAGCCGAGGACAAAAAGGAGAGGGAATTTGCGAACGGGAAATGGCTTGAAGATTTTGATGAGAGCATCATGCCGATCACCACAAACGCATACCTTTATCTTTCGGGTACTCCTTTTCGGGCAATTGCATCGGGTGAATTTATAGAAGAGCAGATTTTCAACTGGACCTACTCCGACGAACAAAGAGCAAAAGAGGAGTGGAAAGGGGACGAAAATCCATACGCCTCACTTCCCCGGATGGTTATGCTTACATATCAGCTTCCGCCTTCCATAAAAGATGTGGCAAGGGGGGGTGAGTTTGACGAATTTGATTTGAATGAATTTTTCAAAGCCGAGGGGGAGGGGGATCAGGCAATATTCAAATATTTGAATGAGGTGCAGAAGTGGCTCGATCTGATCAGGGGGGCATATCTGGCAACGACCATTGACAACCTGAAGCTTGGCGCACAAAAACCACCGATGCCGTTTTCGGATGTGCGGCTTCTGGGGGTGCTCTCGCATACATTCTGGTTTCTGCCGTCAATCGCCTCCTGCAATGCCATGGCGAATTTGTTGAAACAGCCTCAGAATAAATTTTATCATGAATACAGAATTGTTGTTGCAGCGGGAAATGGTGCCGGGATTGGTGTGGAAGCACTTCCACCTGTAAAGGAGGCGATGGAAAATCCGTTAAAGACAAAGAGCATCACCCTTTCATGCGGGAAACTTACTACGGGTGTTTCCGTTAAGCCGTGGACGGGGATATTTATGCTGCGGAATTCTTCAAGTCCCGAAACATATTTTCAGGCTGCATTTCGTGTTCAGACTCCCTGGACGATTAAAAATCCCGACAGTCTTTCGCCCAACAAGGAACTGATAATGAAAGAGGAGTGCTACATTTTCGATTTTGCTCCCGACAGGGCACTGAGGCAGATAGCTGACTACAGTTGCCGGTTGAATGTGAATGAGATGAATCCCGAAAAAAAAGTTGAAGAGTTCATTAAATTTCTCCCCGTTCTTGCCTATGACGGCAGTTCGATGAAGCAGATAGATGCAGCGGGCATTTTGGATATGGCACTAAGCGGAACCTCGGCTACACTTCTTGCGAGGAGATGGGAGAGTGCTCTTCTTGTGAATGTTGACAATGCCACACTTCAAAGGCTTATGAACAGCGAGGAGGCGATGGATGCCCTTATGAAAATTGAGGGATTCCGGTCGCTGAATCAGGATATCGAGACAATTATCAACAAGTCGGAGTCGATTAAAAAGCTGAAACGGGAAGCTAATGAGCGACACCTCTCTTCTGACGAGAAAAAGCAACTGACAGATGAAGAAAAGGAATATAAATCGAAGCGGAAGGAGATTCAGGAGAAACTGATAAAATTTGCAACGAGAATTCCTGTGTTCCTCTATCTTACCGACTACCGTGAGAGAAGCCTGAAAGATGTGATTACGCAACTCGAACCGGGGTTATTCAAAAAAGTAACGGGACTTACCGTGAAGGATTTTGATCTTTTAGTAAGTCTGGGTGTGTTCAATTCCGCTCTGATGAACGATGCCGTTTACAAATTCAAGCGGTACGAGGATGCCAGTCTTGTTTACACCGGAGTGAATAAACACCAGGGTGAGGGTGTCGGGTTGTATGATACCGTTCTAAGCGGAGAAGACTACAGGCTGACATTTTTGAATGAGGAGGGGTTTAACTATTAGCTATGATCTATGAACTATGAGCTGGTTGAACTTTGGATTTCGGAAAAGGAGTGACAATCGTCTCGATTGTCCTATCGACAAATTAATGGTTCCACTGATTTCACGGATTGGACACGGATTCCACAGAAGGATTTTTGGAAACCGCAAAGGACGCAAAGACCGCAAAGAGAGCACTTGTGGCGACATGTGGGTAGGAAATGTGACGACCAATCCCCCGAGAGCCCTTGTGGCCGAAAATGGGTAGGGGACGCAGATACACGCTGATTAAACAGATTAACGCAGAGGGGGGATAGTTACGCGGATTTCGCGGATGGGACACAGATTTCGCGGAAGGATTTTTGGAAACCGCAAAGAACGCAAAGACCGCAAAGAGAGCACTTGTGGCGGAATATGGGTAAAAAAATAATACCTTATACCTAAAACCTAATACCTGAAAAAGAGCCCTTGTGGCGACATGTGTGTAGAAAACGGCGACTAAACTCAAAGAAAGCCCTTTGGGCGACATATGGGTAGAAACCGGACGACCAAACCAAAAAGAGCCCTTGTGGCGACATCTGGGTAGAAGATTGGTAGATAATTTTATAATCTGTCCTGTGTTAAAAACACAGGCTATTGGTTTGGTGGTGAAAAAAACAGCAAATATAAGGCTGGTTGATTAAACCCCATTAATTTTTCAAATTTCAGTTTTCACAGAAAGATAAGGCTGGTTGATTAAACCCCATTAATTTTTCAAATTTCAGTTTTCACAGAAAGATAGTATGGAAGCACCAAAATACTCAGTTAACCAACATCAAATTTCAACTTTTTTGGCATTCGTTAAAGATGGTCAAATAGCTATACCCGAAGTTCAAAGACCTTTTGTATGGGACGCAAGTCGGGTGAGGGACTTGATTGATAGCTTATACAGAGGATATCCAATAGGCTATGTGATTACATGGCAAAACCCAAATGTAAGGTTGAAGGACGGTCGATTATCTGAAGGAAAGAAGATCTTGATTGATGGACAGCAGAGAATTACTGCACTCCGGGCTGCTGTACTGGGGGAGGATGTTGTAAACAAAGAATATGATAAAGTAAAAATAAAGATTGCATTTAACCCAATTACAGAAGCATTTGAAGTCCAAAATCCGGCAATTCTAAAAGACAAAACCTGGATATCTGACATTTCTGAAGTGCTCAACAACCAAAGTATAATACAAACTGTAAAAAGATATTTAGCTGAGAATTCTATTACTGATGAACACATTATTGAAAGAAGTATAACAAGACTTCTGGATATTCAGAATAAACAGATAGGAACAATAGATCTTGCGCACGATTTGGACATCGAAACTGTCACAACAATTTTTATAAGAATAAATAAGCAGGGTGTAGAGTTATCACAAGCGGATTTTGCGATGAGTAAAATTGCGTCCAATGAGCGATTCGACGGGCCAAAACTTCGGAAAGCCATCGATTACTTTTGTCATCTTGCTGTGGCACCTCATTATTTTGAGCATATCAAAGGGCACGACAAAGAGTTCTCGGAAACAGACTATTTTAAGGCTATGACTTGGCTAAAGGATGAGAAGGATGACTTATATGACCCGAGTTATACTGATGTCCTAAGAGTGGCATTTACAAGTGAGTTCCAGCGGGGAAGGCTCTCTGATCTGGTAAGTTTACTATCAGGAAGAAATTTTCAAACACGCGAATATGAAGAAAGTATAGCAGAAGACACATTTGCCAGGATGAAAAAATCACTTATTTCGTTGATGAATATGACGAACTTTAAAAGATTTGTAATGATTATCCGGTCTGCTGGTTTCATTTCTTCTGAAATGATTCGATCACAAAATACATTAAACTTTGCCTATATTCTCTACCTTAAACTGAAAGAATCCGGCGTTGAGAGACATAAAATAGCCAGGCATGTCTCCAAATGGTTTGTGTTTTCTGTGCTGACAAGCCGTTATGGTGGATCACCCGAATCTGTGTTTGACTACGATATAAAGCAATTATCATCCAAGTCATTTAGCGATTATTTTGAGGCAGTTGAGAATGCTGAATTATCTGATGCTTTTTGGGAAGTCGGGCTTATTCAGAGGTTAAATACTGCTATTTCGAGCAGTCCTATCTTCAATGTTTTTCAAGCTTCAATGGTTAAAGGGAATGACAAAGGATTTCTCTCCCGGGATATAACAGTAGCGGATATTATTTTGTACCATGGCGATATACATCACATATTTCCAAAGAGTTATTTGAAAAATAATAACAAATCCAGAGGCGAGTATAATCAAATAGCAAACTATGTGTTAATGCAACAGGAGATCAATATTAGTATCGGCGCCAAATCCCCGGAAATTTATTTCAATGAGCTAAAAAAACAATGCTCCGGTGAAATCGCATTGAAATATGGGGGAATAGATAATATGGTTGAATTAATGAACAACTTAAAAACACACTGTATCCCGGAGTCAATATTTGAGATGACGGTTGAAAATTATGGAGAATTCCTTGAACAACGCAGAAAACTTATGGCACAGAAGATGAAAAATTATTACTTCAGCTTATAAGCTCAAATTGTTGATTATCTGAGATTAGTGGATGGAACGAGATAGATTTGAAAAACTTACATATCTAACCATCAAGGAAATTAGAATAAGATAAAAGTATGCTCAAAGATTTTTTACTTGATTTCACCAAGCAATACCACGAACTCGGTCAAGATAACTTCTTGATTTTCGATGGGATTAAAAACAGCTCTGATGTGAATGACTTTATTGACAGTGTATCAGGACTTGGACACAGAATCAAGTTCGGACATGACTTTGAGGGCTTGTCAGAATCATTCGAGATAGATGGCATTGAAGGAATAACCTCATGGTTCGATCATATGATGAAGGATTTTACTTCTCATGATGGCATACCGTTACCAGGAGCGGAGTTTGTTCAAAACCTAACAGGGATGGACTACCAAGAGGCAGTTCAATGGCTAGCAGTCGATGCGACTGATGTTTTAGCACTCGGACTTTCAATAGGGGCGCTTAACCTTGTTGAAAAAAAATTAAATAATAATCCTAAACTGAGAGTAGCCATTCAAACCATTGCGGGCATTGAAGGTATTGTCGATGATAATCCTCTCCTGACAGGTTACATAGCGATGAAAATTGCATCGGATGTGAACCGAAAATATAACCTCGTTTCTGAAGCTAAAAGCGAAAAAATTAAGGATATGTCAGGAAAAGTCATTCGAGTTGCCGAAAAAATATGTGTTGGAACTTTTGTTGCCGGTGTATCCACAGAATTAGTTTTAAATGAATCAATTATGGAAGTAGCTGGCGATCTGTTCACTTCAGGTGTTGAAACCAAGTTAATTTTGGCTGATTCTTTATTGAACGGTGTCGAGGCGGCAAATCATGCTGTAGATGCAGCGGATTGGATGACTGACATTAGTGACATTTTGGATGGTGCAGCCACGATGGGGCTGGGTATTCTGTTGAGTAAAGCAGTAAAAGGAATCTTTAGTATCTTTAACGAATCAGAAAGGAATCGGGTTACCCGACTTATGGCAATCAAGTTACAGAGGGATGAAATAACGAAACTTTGTAAAAAAGGATTTCCAGCAGCTTTGTTAAAAGAGAGAATTAAGGCACTTGATAATTCATCATCCTATTTTGGTTTACTTCCACCACCAAAAGGAGTGAAATGATAGGCATCGGTGCAATCTTGAATTTCTTCAATGGTTTTGCTCAAAGAAAAAATTTAAAGAACCAGGTACAAGCTTTAAGTGATTCTTTAAAGAATGACCTTTTTGAGGACCTGAGTGGCTTGGAAAGATTTGAAAAGATAAGCAATCTTCTAAAAGCCGAGAAGGATTTTTGGATTGAGAAACTCTCAACAATAAATCAGAAAATTGAAATACTTGAAATGGAGACGATCATCATGAAAACAGAAATTGCAAAAGCCGAGAATGAACTAAAAAAAGCCAGAGCCAATAAGTATGATGTAGCATTGCTCGCGGTTAACATTCAGGAACTTGCAGTAAACACAATCCAAGAGATTCAAGAGGTTAGGAATTCTTTAGTGCTAATCGATTCCCAAATAGTGTCACAGGGAAATCAGCTCGAGCAACTTAATGCAGTTAAGAGTGTGTCGACTGAAGCTCTTACTAGATTTGAGCAAAAAATGAAGTCGCTAGTAAAGGAATACACTAGTAATTATGAATCTAGTTTGACAACTGTCGAAGATCTCCAAAAAGGGTTAAAAGCTTTAGAAAATGAAGTCAGTCAGAATAACGAGTCAGTAATCGCAAACTATCATCAACAAAAGCAGGATATTACTGAACTGGCATCAACGGTCGATAAAAACCACTCATCTCTTCGGAGCAGTGTTGAAAAAATCTCCAGTGATCTCACTTCCTATATTATTGAGACCAAGAATATTTTGGAAAGAACTGATAAAGAAATTATTAATCTGAAGTCTGATATTGATACCATTTCCAATACAGTTGAGAAAAATCATCAAAAATTTAAGGGTCAACTTATTGATATGGAGAAATACAACAAAGGGAAATTAGAATTTTTAGATAATAATGTGCGGAAAGTAAAAAATATCATGATCGT